ATGAAGTACCCAACAGCAAGATTTGTGTTTGACCGGAAACACACAGCAAGCAAGACAACAAAAGGAACCGTTCAGATAGAAATATTATTTGAACGGAAAAGGAAATGGATTAGTACAGGCGTTAGGCTATATTCCGACCAATGGAGCGAAAAAAACAAAGTCAAGAATACAGTTCAGTCCATAGACCTGAACGAAAGACTCGATGCGCAGATACAGAATATAAACGAATTTATCAACTCCCTTATAAAGAATAAGGAGTCCTTTAACTTTGAAAAGCTGGAGCATTTCCTAAAGTATTCACAGCAGAAAGAGAGTTTTCTTGACTTCATAAAGCGCCGGGTAAGCGAAAGAACAGATTTAAGAAAGGGAACTTTAAACACCCATGCCACATTAATTAACTCTCTGGAAGAATTTGGTAGAATCGTTTATTTTTCCGACATAACAACGGCCAACATAATGTATTATGACGATTTCCTACATAAGAAATATAATAAACAGACCACCGTTCATGGCTATCATAAACGCTTGAAAAGATATATAAATGAAGCTATTAAATATGAGTTGTTAAAAGACAACCCATATAATAGGCTCAAATTTGACCGCGGAAAAAGCGAAGGAATAAAATACCTTACCATAGACCAAATAAAGCAAATACAGAACTTAGAAATAACATCAGAAAGCATTAGTAAGGTTAGAGACTTATTTGTCTTCCAATGCTTCACCGGTCTGTCTTATGCAGATTTATCCAAATTCGATTTCTGCGGAGTAATCAAGAAAGGAAGCAATTTTTTTATTAGAGATATTAGAATAAAAACAGAAGAAGAATACTTTCTTATGCTCCTAAAGCCCGCAATGGAAATATTGAGAAAATACGACTTCAAGCTACCGATAATAAGCAATTACCAATATAATTTAAGGTTGAAAGTCGTTCAGGAAATTGCAAGAATAAAGCAAAGCCTTCATTCCCACATGGCAAGACACAGTTTTGCGGTAATGGCTCTGAATATGGGCGTATCAATCGAAAACCTTGCCAAAATGATGGGACATACAGATATAAAGACAACCCAGACATACGCGAAGGTGTTGAATAAGTCCGTGCAGGAAGAATTTGAAAAGATGGACAGCAAGTTATAATCCAAACAACCCAGTGGGTTAAATTCAACCCAAAACAAGCGCAACAACCCACTGGGTTATAAAATCATTCTCGCCCTTCAATAAATTCTTTTAATCTGTACAGCCTGTCAATTGACGGGTTATAAAACGGGTCGGGGAAATGCTGGTTTATATCGTGTATATTCGCCTGTACGTATTTCTTGACATCGAATATATTCTCCGACTCGCTCAACTCTATTTGAGCAGGTAATTGAGCCGTTAAAGCCCAATGAACAATAGCTTTTACACTATCTTCGTCGTATGCGTATTTACTTTCTTGTGCCATAAAATATTTATGTATATATAAAATCAGGTGCAAATCTATTTAAACCCGTTGAAATATCCCATTATTTTATCTGATAATTCACGCAGCCCGCAGCATATATACGTTTCAGTCATCGTTACACTGGAATGCCCTAACATCCGGCTGATAGAATACAAGTCCGCACCTCTTAAATATAAGTTGGTTGCGCAAGACTTCCGGGCGGAATGCGAGGAAATAAATTCCCACTTTTCACCGGTTATATATTCGCCCGCCTGGTACAGCTTTATACGCTTGCTTATCCCACATCGCCGGCATATGCTTCTTATCGTGTCATTAAAGGTCACATCCGAAACCTTTCGTTCATTGATGCCGTATTCCCGGTTTTCTTTCAATATCCGGAGCACAGCAGGAGCCGCCGGTATCTCCGCTTTAATCTTGGTTTTCCGTGAAACATATATCAGCCTTCCGTCTACTATGTTGTCCTCTGTAAATTCTATATAATCCGAATGTCTGGCGCCTGTAAGACAACCGAGCAAAAAGCAATTTTTTACAGCGCGCTCCGTTTCATTAATAGGATTATACGCCAATAACGTTTTTATCTCGTCATCCGTTAGCCACGTACTTTGCGTAGCGTCCTTTTTTAAGGTCAATATAGCCTCAAAACCTTTTGGAAAAGAATACATATCGCTGTACAGGTTAAGAATTGATTTAAGCATAGCGCAATAGGTTTTAGCGCTATTGGTGGCCACCCTTTCATTAAGAGCCTGAACAAAGTTGTACAACCTCGGTTTTGTTATGCTGTCGAATGTACATTCCACTTCGTTAACCTCTTCATACACCCGCAACACCTTTCCGTATTGCGGGTATTTCTTCAAAAACACTTCCTTTAAAGTCTCCATATTATTCACCTGATTTATTGTCTTTTGTTTTTCCTATCGCCATAGCGATTCCTATTAAAGCTGACGTAATAACCAGCGCTGGGTTGATGTTCCATAGTATTACTACCAGAACAATTGCCCAAAGAATAAAACCTAAATACATATTATTTCCTCCTTATATTAAATTCGTTTTGGCTATAAATTTATTCAAATACCACATTCAAACCAAAACCGGCAAAGTGATTTTCTATGCACCCCGATATAAATTCCACAGTATCAGGGTAACGGCTGTTATTGCAGCAGCCAAAAGTTCCGAAAGAACCACAATAACGCCCCTTGTTGAAACTATCCTTTGTAATGGTTGCTATTACCTTCCCATCTATTTGCAGGGCTATTTTTTCGCCCTGCTGGTTTACTGTCACGATGATTGTTTGCATGATTGTTTTATTTTATCAGTTATTATCTTAGCTCGCGGAAAGAAACCATTTCAAAATCACTATTAATAACCTCTATTTGTACAGGCTTTACAAAGCGGTTTAACTCCTTGCGAATATCTTTCATTTGTTCAAATGATACGGTTACAATGTTCCCGGCAACGGTGTCGCTCCGCTTGTCCACACGGTGCCGGGACGGTTGTACTATTTTGTGGCTATCTCGGTTATATAAATTCCCTTGCCCGCCAAATCAACACAATGCAATTTGTATAAATTGCCTTTGCTAAATTCGTTGAAGTCTTTACGGGCTTCAATTTCGTTAGCCGTTAATGTCGAGCCAGTCGGACGAAGAAGAAGCCATATAACAAAGTCACTTTTACCGTTAATTGTGTTCCTTATCCGTTTGGCGTCTAATTCAACATCGCTAACCGGATAGCGGCTACCGCTTTTCTCGGATTGCTCTAAAGCCATTTTATTTACTATTTCTATCGCATAATCAACAAGCGTAAGCGATTCAATACGTTTAGCCTCTTTTGCTTCTTCTTTTGCCTTGTTTACCCTGCTTTTGTTCATTTTACACCACATCCTGCAAAACTCGTCTTTGTCAAGGTCGGAAGCCATATAAATGGCTTCTATATGTTCGTATTCGTCAAATGATACGTTTACCAATGTTCTATGCTCAAACTCTTGCTTTGTCATATCCTTAAAATTTATCCGATTCATCATTTATAAATTCCTTTATTCTCTCTATATCGGTACCGCTGATAAACATCACGACACCGAATAACAACAACATAACGCCGAACATTATATAATACTTTTTAATCGTCCGTTACCATCCGTAACCCCGTTAAGTATTTCCGTTTCTTTTTCGGCTTCTCCCTTTGTTTGGAAGAATCCTACCGGGCAATTCTCCAAGGTATCTATAACATAATAATAACCGCGTTTAGGCTTGTTTTCCGTTATGTATCGTTTTCCTTTTACTTTTTTCTCGTAAAATTCTACGTTCTCATCCATCGGGGTGTAATATGATGAAACGCTAAGCGTGCCCGATTCTATTTTGTCGTGAAACTCAATTATACCGGGTAAATCGTTTTTTAAACTGCTTTCCAGACTTACACCGTCATAGGTTACGCCGTATTTGCGTTCCTCCGCTGTGTATACGTTGAAAACATCGCCCGGTTGTATATCTGCACGTACTTTCGCGCTGGTTATGTTTCCCGCGCCTTCAATATCGTAATAGTGCACGCCGTTAAAGTTGTCCGTTTTGGTAAAGCTTATATTATCGAACGGGTGCGCTTCAGCGGTACAATCCGTTAAAGCTTTTCCCGGTCGTATTATATCCATGTACTTAACTTCTCTTTCCGCTATTTCTTTAGGACATTTCTTTAAATTACCGACATTGCAACAACCGTTTGAATTTACACGGGCAGTACCGTTTTTTTCATTAAAAGCCAATATAACGCCTATTTCTCCGCACTGATCATAAACGACCTCCCCCAGTCTAAACCCGTCCAGTTCTTCGGGTATTGTCGGATAATCAAACGAATCGTATTTTGCATAATCATCAATAATTAATGGGGTGTCATTCCCTTGGGGTTCTTCTGCTAGTTCCGGGATATATATTTCTTCAGGAAGCGCCGGCAACTCTGTAGGCGCTATCAATTCTTTCACCTTGTCCGCTTGCTTCTTGCTGAATATCCATCCGGCGCGCTTTTCACCGTTGTAGTTTAAAGACGGGTTAAAGCGTCCGCCTAATTCCTTTAATTGCTCTTTGATCGCCTTCGTATCGCCAAACACCGCGATAGCTTTTTCGGAGTAGTCCACGACCTCAATACCTTCAACCGTCACGGCTTCCACTTCTTTGGCTTCCTCAACCTTTTCAGGCTTAACGCTGCTTTTCTTCGCTTTCGGCTCTATAACCTTATATTCATCGCTTACTTCTATATGGATATAGAAATTTGTGTCAAAATAGTCTTGCATACCGTCCGAATCATCATAGCGAAAAGAACTAGCGTAATTTGATACAGCATTTAGCGATGCGAATACTTCCGGTGTTAACTCGTCTTTCCATGCCTTCACGCTGGACATTGTGGACATATAACCACGTTCCGCGCTTCTTGATCCTTCAACGAAAGGAACACAAGGACCGGATTTTAATTCGATATACATTGAATCAGTGTACATGCTCCATTCAGAGCGAACAGAGAATTTAAATTCCGGGAAATTCTTCTTTGCAAAAACCCTGACCTTTGCGGCGATTTCCTTTGTACTTAACTTGCTGTCATAGTTCGAACCAGCCCAACCGTTTGCGGTGTAGAAATTCATTGCTTTCATAATGCTATAGTTTAAATTGTTAATGATTCAACATTATAGCGCGTACACGTAAACCAATACAACACGATACCAGAAGCCTAACACAATAAGACTAAAACGTATTTGTATCAAGTATGTAAATAAATGGAAGAATATTTGCAGGTGAGAAATTAAAGAAGTACTTTTGCCTCCGCTTGGGGGGGGGTACTTCTTTAAGTATTCCCAACCTACGAGGGTCTTAACATTGCCGTGTTAAGGCTCTCTTTTTTATTCCAACACTTAATAACACGCCTGTAAGAACAAGAACCTTATATCTATCTCTTTCTTACATTACAAAGATACGAATTATTTAGTAAACAGCAAAGAATATTGCAAAATATTTTCATAAAATAATCATATTATAAAATATACAACAGATGTAACATAATACACTATATATCAAACACTTATAACACGGAATACAGCCACAAGGATATGTAAATATATAATACCATAACAAACATAATAAACACTTTAAATACAATAGAAATAATCTATATTAACAATAAAACATATAGATAATATAAATATATGCAGGTTCTTGACGGAGTGTCTGACGTAATAGATTTAATCTATATTACAAGATATATATATAGACAACACGAATAAGCATAGGACGCTAACAAAGCACAATGGTTAATAGATATTATCTATAATACAGACATGTGATATTGATTTTATTTATTTACCGGATTGGGTGCCTTCGGCTGCGCTGTGACAGCCTTTACTTTATTCTCAGGACTGGAGGGTAGCAACAATGTAAACAAACACAAACTTTATATTATATGTATAATGTAAACCGCAAACCGCTATTATACAACAAAATACATTGCAAACACCCTGCAAAGAGCCACCCCCACCCCTTTATTTTTGTAAGGAAATCGGCGTAGTCACCTCGCCTAAAAATTTTTTATTTTCTCCATTTTCTACCAATTTGTAATGATATTTTACAACAAGTCAACCATTGTATTTTTACATTTTTGCACTATATGGATGATTATCGGGTAATTTTCTATGTTTTAACGCATATTAATTAGAAAATTTACTTGTTTTATAATCAGATAGTTGTATATTTGCATAATGAAGATAAAGAACATAGATATATGTATTTAGCCTTTACAGATAAAAGAAAAAAGGTTATTTTCATAAAATGCGCCTATAGGAGCATGCGTTATGTTCTTTTAAACACAAAATGAGCGACTTACAATGAATAGAAGGGAATTAAAGGATTATGTGCTCGGTCTGCTGTCGCAACATTGCGACGAATACGCCTCTACATTCAGGGATATATCTTTGGTTACAAGCAATCCGGAACGTACAGACAGATACGGCAGGCGTCTTGAAGGATTGTTCCGGGAGGGGTATGGTGTTGTAACGAAAGACATTGCCGATTACCGTGTTCCGCTGTATGTTTTTACAGGAAAGATATACGAGTACATGGACTACAATGTGCTCTATGATGCCGTAGACAGGTGGCTTGAGAAAATGGGTGTTGCCGCCCGTGACCGCACTAATAAGATTATGTATTCTTACATGAACCGGATAATCAATGTCATTAGAGACCATGAGCTGCAACCTGACCTTAGCATTATGTGCTTTACTAATTGCGTGGTTGACATGAATACTTTAAAGACTTACCCGCACTCTCCGAAGTTTGACTGCGTGAAGATGTATCCGTTTAAGTATGACCGCAAGGAGATTTTTAATTGTCCTACCTGGAGAAGCTTTCTTGGAGAAAGCTGGATACCTACGGAAGAGTTGGACGGCGTATTGCCGGAAAAGCACAAGCGCAGGATATTGCAGATGTTCCTCGGTGCTTGCCTTGTCAATAGGAAAAATATAAGCTTTGAATATTTCCTTATATTGCAAGGTACTGGTGCGAACGGTAAAAGTGTTATTTACCGGGTTCTAAAGGATATGTTTGGAGAGGATGAAATACTAAACATAAAGATGAGCCAGTTTGCAAGAGGTGGGGATGAGCAGTTACGCGCCGCCTACTCTATGTCAAGGAAAAGGCTTATGTACTGCACGGAAAGCAACCGTGGTGATTTCAAGGACATGAGCATCATCAAGGCAATATCCAGTGGAGAGCCGATTGCCTGTCGGGGAATAGGTGGAAATATCACAATGATGCAGAGACCTCCTATTATGCTGTGTAATTCCAACTACCGCTGGCAGCCGAAAGATTTCCTGAACCGTGACGACCCTGACGACGAGAGTATGCAGCGCCGCGCCCTGGTGCTGAACTTTGACAAGACAATACCGGTGGAAAAGAGAGACACCATGCTTGCAGAAAGAATGAAAGCGGAACATGCCGGTATAATGGCTTGGATTGTGAAAGGGCTGTGCGAACTTAAAAAGAACAATTGGCGGATGCCTGAGAACTTGGGCGGGAAGATTGATTTGAAACTGGAGCGGATACGGTCGAGTGTTACGGGAAAGGATGGAAAACTCGTGGACGGGAGCATTTCGGAATATTTCAAATACAAAGAGTGCCAACCGGAAGAATTTGAAGGAAGCGGTTCCATAGAGCTGACATCCTCGGATATATACAAGAACTATGAACGGTTCTGTAAAAAGAACGGTGTCATCCCGGTTTCGCAAAGGAAGTTGGGCATTGACATGCTTTCACTCGGATACGTACGGGAAAAACGTGCAGATAAGGGATACAGCAATGTCTATACGCTGTGGTGTGGCAACGAGGATATTGTAAATAACTTCATGAGGCACGTTCCCAATATTGCGGAAGAGGCGAAGACCAATCTGTTTGAAGGTTGGGAGTACTCGGACGATGATTTTTTGAATGAAGATTGACAGATTTACTTAATTAAATATCAAAACTATGGATTTCGGAAAGACACAAATCGGGAACATGACTTTTGTCAAGTACAAGAAGGGAGATTTGCCCTTTATCAAGGTATCGACCGTAAGCGGGGACTTCTCTGTTGAATATGGGGCAGGAAGTGTGATGTTCATGCTGCTCGACAATGCCCCAATAGAAGATAAGGTAGACAATCTGCCGATGCTTATAATACGCAATACGCAGTATGTGGCAAACTGCATTGACGCAGAGTTGCAGGTGGATGTGTTGAAGGCAGTCGGAAACGCCCTTGACCGTGCAAACGCCAAGCCTATTTCTGACGAAGAGGACGCCAAAATTATTGAGGAGGAAAGGAAGATGTATGAGATGAAAAAGGAAATGGAGGATAATCATGAATGAGCCAATACTAATAACTCTTAAAAATGGGGGAAAATTGAAAGCGATAGAGGATGCGTTATGTGACAAGAACGGATACAATGTTAGATATTTAGGAGAAAACGGAAAATATTACTATCCCTCCGATATAGCTTCAGTACTACCGTTAGATAAAGGTAAGCAGATAAATGAAAGAGACTTTTGCTATCAGATAAGAAAAGACAAAGAGGAGCTGGAAAGGAAAATAGAATCAATGCTTTTGTCCTTCTCATATCAGTATGGCGGAATTCATATAGATTCTTCCATCAAGGAGTATGAAACAGCCGATGCGGAGACAGGTAAAAAATCCCCGATGTTCGCTGTTTCTTTGGGAATAAGAATTTAGCTATGGGAAACGAGTTCGGGAAGAACATATTTTATCGCAAAATGCGGCAGTAAATACTTACAGAATTGGTATAACAGAAATACACTTCTTAAGCCGGGTATCACTTCCCGGCTTTCTTTTTAGCGGCAAGATACAAGGAGCAATTATTGCATGAAAGCGGCAGATAGAAATGCACAGTGGTGTCCTCTTCCTTTATTTCGTCCTTTTTAATTTGCGTGATGTCTGCTATCATTTTGGTGAGGTCTATCCATTCCTTGCATCCCTCTTTCCCGTCATATTTCTTGCGGGCAGCGATAAGTTTACGAAGCTGGTTTTCTTTTGATAGCTCGGAAGCAATATCTTCCTCACTAATACCATCTACCAATATATCATCCTCTTTCTCGCTCTCTTTTTGCCTGCGTTTAATCTTTCTGCTTGCAGAGGTCAAATAGTCCATGAAGTCTTTATCGTCGGACAAAAGGGTATTCATGTTCTTCTTGTTTATCTCCAGGTTATATACCGGATTGTAAAGACCGGAAATAAGATAGGCGTCCTTGTCTTTCCATCCTAACGCTAAAAGGTCGGCAAAAGCCTTCTCTTTTATACTGATTCCCGCTTTTCTGCATTCAGAACCCAATCCTTTACTGAATGTTATTTTTTCTTCCTTCCCTCTCAACATATTATTATGATTTTTAATTATACAAACACAAAATAGCAGCAGCATCTTATATGCCACTGGTTCTGATAGTCGGATATGGGATGATAGCCAACCATGCTGTCGCAATAAGAGCATGGGTAACTGCTCCCACGGTACGAATAAAAGCCCGTATATCCTTTATCCTTATGTTCAAGCCCCCAAAACAACATCCATGCAGAACCTACGGCGAAGCGGGTAAGGGTATTTAACGAGTTGTAAGCGGAATTAGACTTCCCTACTCCATAACTCACACCATCTGTTTTAATACGTGTGGCAGCAGCCCCGCCATTATAGACCGCCCGTTTAAAATAAGGATTGGTATAAGGTGAATTAAGATAAGACCTTACGCTATCCTTTATTTTATCTTTTCCGATTCCGGCTATCAGACCGGCTGCAATGGCAGCTTCCACTTCATACTGAAATCGGTTGCAATAAATGCTAATACGCTCTGATAATGTCTTTCCGTGGTCTTCCCTGTTTATAAAAGCGACAATGGCATCTCTTTCCTCCTTTCTGTCATATACAGAAAGAGTTTCCGTGTAATCGTAAATTAACTCACGCAACTTACGGAGTACTTCGCTTACGTCCCGCTTTAAGTTCTCATTTGCAGAGAACCGGAACATTGCAGGCTGAATATCATACTTGAATGATATATCTATAATCTCTTTTGCCGCTTGTACAAGAAGCTCCTCCAAATGACTTTGCATAGATATTTCAGCCTGCAAACGTAATTTTATGAAATCCTTGGCATCCTGTATCTGTTTTTTTGTAGGTTGCTTCATTGCTTGTCATCTCCTGCCGGATTATGTTCAACTCCATTATCTGTGGCGAATATTTGCTGGGATTTCAATTCATAAAGAATGTCAGCCTGCTGTTCTTCCTTCTTTTCTTTCATAATCCTATCCCAGTCGCGAGGATTGCTGTACATCTGAATTTGCTCATTTGCGGTCTGCCGGGACAAGAACCCGTTTTGAACAGCAACTGCAAGATTTTGTAGAAGTTCAGATTCATTCAGATGTATATACGGCTTTATCCAGGCATATACATTCAAATTTTGCAAGTCAATAAGATTTTCGGTTTCCACCCCATAGCCATAAGTGAATATCTTTACCATATCGTCAATGAGATGGTTATATTCTTGGGCATCCTTCATGGCATTTTCAAAAGCAGGAGAATAAAGCAGCTTTATGGCTACACCTGGAAGGTCTCCGCTTCTTACTTCCGGTGGAATTACCGCAAAAGACTGCTCATAAATTAACTTGTATAAAGTATCAAGCTGCTTGGTAAAGGCAGTGGAAACATCTTGCTTGTTAAGATAACCGGCTTCATCATCCGGTCCCATTGATATACACTTTATAGTGCCATCAATCCCTCCCTCTATATTAATACTATCTCCCTCTCCTTTGAAATACATAATCGGGAAGGCGTAAGCTGTATTGTTTTGTGACAATTGCGAGAAAGCAAGTTCGTATTGCTCTATGCTGTCTTGTGAAGGAGACCAACAAGCGCCGGCTTCATTTCTGTGATAAGCCACAGGGATAAATGTAAAGCCATGTTCCTGAGAAGATATGAGTTCGTATCCGCTTAATCCAAACAAGTTCTTTATCACTTGCTTTATTTTGTTGTACGCCCCTTTCCCTTTTCTAAAGCGACGGAGATATTTCTCATCCCAAACTTCAAGCCAGTCTGTAACTGTATTTCCATTATTGTCAAAATCGGAATAGGAACGGGCAAACAATGTAAGCTCCCCTGTAACATTATCGAAATGGGGATATAACGTATCTCCTTTCTCAAAAGAAAGGACTTTCCAATAGAAAATTCCTTTTCGGAGATAACCTACAAATGCTGTGTCCCCCGTTATCTTTACGGATTTTGCCGCTTCATACCATGCTATCTCCATGTCCTTTACAGCCCATCCGGTTCGAAACTTAAAAAATGTATCCTTTACTTTTTCATTTTCGGTATCCCCTTCCAGCTCAAATTGAATGTCGTTTCCACAAAGATGAACCAGGTGTTTGATTGTTATAATCCTCTGAAACGCAAAAGCACATCTGATAACGGACTCTCTAAACCACTCTTTTGTTTCAGGGTCTTGTCTTAATCTGTCCGGATATACCAATGGGTCATTTATAGCATGTCCGGACGGCTCAAATTCCCTCAAAAAATCCATTTGAGTTATTATCTGATATGTCGGATTGTCTAAAGGCTCATTAACGGACAAGCTGCCAGATATAACCCCTACTGCTTGTTTGTATCCATTTGGCAATATTCTCCGAAACGGACGGCGTACCATAATCTGTCGTGTACTTATATTCTCCATAATCCTTTTGGTTTAGTGTGTTGTTTTCTTATATCAAAAATCTGTCTGTAAATCATAGCCTCTATAAAGTCGGGAGAATGGCCAACGTACTTTTTCATCACTTCCTTTTTAATTAAAGAGAAGCCTTTATCTGTGTCTGCATCCCGGATGGCTTTGCGTTCTTTCATCAGGATATTATAAAGTGTCATATCTGAATATCCGTTTCCTGAAAACTTACGCGACAACAAATCGGGGTTAATCGAAATTTCATCATTCTTAATCTTCTTAACGAGAATATCAGCGCATTGTGATTTCAGGGAAGAATAGATATATTTTATAGATTGTTCGTCAGCTTTTGTCGTTGGGATAGGAGCTGCCATATTATTAAACTTGACCGCGTCTGGGAATTTGCCCTTAAAATCCTGTCCAGGTCCATTCAAGTCAAAAACAAAGTCTTTCTCCAGGACTCCCCATTCACGCAACTTATATGCGACGCACTCTTCCGTCCGCTTGGAGTTATCCCGACTTACATATACGTCCTCTATATGGTTCCCAATCCAAAGCCACAAGACAAGATTATCTCCACCTTCATATGCAATATCACATGATACCCTTCGCTTATTATCTCCATATTGGGCGGAGTTGTTGAAGAACCGCTCCATGTGTTCGATTTTAAGAATATCGTCTCCAGCCGCTTTAAAATTCCAATTTCCTTCGAGGTCGCGAGCGCGGGATTCTTCATCCTGCTGGGCAAGATTAGCCGCATAATTTGAGTCAGCCTCAATCAATTTGATATTATCCTCCAAACGTGCCCGTATAAAGACGACTGACTTGACAAACATTGTTTTCTTATTAAATCCCAATTTTTTGTAAGCATCATTCCAAAGAGGGTCTATGATGGATTTACATTGTTCATATACCTCTTCTGGCGTGTCTCCCCAAAATATATTATTGGGAGAATCTCCATCCATAAAACAATATCTTTTCTTTCCATCGCGTTCTAGTATAGGATTCCCATCCTCTCCTATCCACCAATCTATAAAAACGCGCACCCAGCTATCCGGGTCCGGATTACAAGTACCCCAAAAACGGTTTTTAATACCATAAGCGTTACGGTTGCAAGTGATAAGGTATTTAAACTTGTCATAAGAACAATGGGTTATTTCGTCTATACCGATATAACAGAACTGTTTACCTTGAAAGCGCTTCTTGAAATCCTCAAAATTATCAGCAAAATAAGAAAACCACAGTTTTCCAGCGTTTTCTCCAAAATTCCAAGTCATATCCGATATAGAACGGTTATAAGTTCCAAATTGGGAGTAAATAAGATACGACGTGTTAATCATATCTCTAAGGTCATCTTTCTCGTTACGCAGAAGAACGGCATTAAAACGTGGATTTTTAATGTCTGGCAAGGATTCCATTAATAAAGTAAATGTTTTTGAACCGCCACGATTCCCTCCCATAATAACAATGTCGGCATCGGAAGCTAATGAGTTCTCCTGCCCGCCGGATTGAGCTATAACATTGAAATCATTTTTCAAATTACGCAACCTGTCTATGTATTCATAACTGAATACACCCTCCCCCTTTTTCGTATATACAATCTTGTCGTGTTCCATAAAAAAAATAAGCCGGCGTATGCAGTATAAATCCGCACACTCCGGCTTGAATCACAGCTCTATGAGTTATATATAATGCAAATATACGATTTATTATAAATTTTCTAATATTTCTCATATAAAAATACATATAAAGCATTGTATTTTAGAAAATATACTATATATTTGCAATACTAAATCATGTGATATGATAAAGATAGACGCTAAGCTGGATGAAAAACAGACCAGCGAAAAAGGGAATTTTGTAACATGTCCGGTGTGCGGGCAAAAGTTGACCGATGTAAAAATAATACACGGTAGCGTATTGTTTAGGACTGTATGCCGAAGATGTCGTAATTTTATCAGCGTCAGAATAGAAGAATAGCAATTTTACATATGCAAGCCTAAGAGCTTATTAGTGCACAAAGCACTGATAGGCTCTTTTTTTTTATAACACAAACTAAATAAACACGATGGAGAAAGAACAAATCTTATCCGAACTGACGACCAGATTAGGACAAACCAGTCTTTCGTCACAGACATTAATGAAGTACATAGAATTGAATCCGGTAGCAGAAGGGGTGGAGCCTGATGACGCTTATTATAGCAAGGCGACATCTTTTCTTCAAGGAATGCAAGGGCAGTACAACCATGATGTCGCAACCCAAGTTGAGAGTTTTAAGAAAAACTACAAACCTCAACAGAGTTCTCCTGACTCAAGAGAAGGAGCAGGAGATAACGTCCTTGCCGACAAGCTAAAGGAAATGGAAAATGAGATTTTGCTTTTGAAGGAAGAGAGAGAGGTGGAGAAAAACGCCGCGTCAATCAATGACTTAAAAGTCCAGTCTATGGACTTGTTGAAATCTCAAATTGAAAACGGGGGCAAAAATATCTGTAACGATGAAATCCTGAATATCGCCATATCAGACGTGAAAATCACCAAAGATATGGAAGTGGAAGAAATTGTCAGTTGCGCCAAACGCAATTATGAAAAAAGATACAAGGCGATTTTCGGAAATGGCGCTTCCCCAAGTATCAACCAATATGCAGAAACCGGAGAAGAACAGGCAAAAAGCCGCCGTGAAGCATTCAAAGACCGGCTAAGAGCGCAAGGGAAACTTCCTCGAAAACAATAAACACATTAAAACAGACAAAGAATGAGACAATTAGGAACTTTCAACACTATCAGTCAATCCCAGTCGGGATTTGGCGGAAATTTTCCTGTTTGGTCAAGAGTAAGAGAATTATATCAGGGTGGTGGTATGATTGATGTCGCCGGAATGGGATTAAAGTCTGGTGATATTATACATGCCGGCACAATGGTAAAATTCAATGGAGCAGGCAAACAGGTAGAGGTAATTACAGCAGATGGAGTGACTGGTGTAAAGGCAGTAGTGACGCTTACTATCACTAAAAAGGCATCCGGAAACGGGGATTTGTCTATTGTGTTAGGCGGGAAAAGCTATTCGGTTGCCGTAACAAGCGCATCAGAAAGTACCCCAGAACTGGTAGCTACCAAAATCGAAGGAGCAAAATCTTCTTTTGCAGAATGGGATGTAAAACGCAGTGGGGCTACTGTGACTTTCACGCAAAAAACCGCTGCGCAACTTTACGCGTACATGTTTATTCCAGGAAATACCGAAGTAACGGGAGATATTGAGGAAACTGTCAAAGGAGTTCCCGCCAGCGGAAAGCTAACCGATGTCAACGGTCTTGTATTTGAAGACGTATGTATCCCCGAAGGCTGTATCCTTGCAACATGCGCTGTTGTGCGCGCAGGCAGAATTTACGCAGACAGGGTGTTCGGTGGCGGCATTCCCAAATCGGTAGAAGCACAGCTGCCTATGATTGAATTTGTGCGTGAATCTGACGAATAAAGAAAGGAGAATAATATGTACACAAGAAACAAAGAATTTTACGACATTGTAGGAAAAGGTCTTGCAGCATTGGGATATACAGGGAATAAACCGCTGGAAGCATGGATTAATGACATGTTTGCCGAAAAATACAATGCGGAACAAACGTTCTCCCAAATGGGGTTCCCGTTAAATCCTAATATTCCTCTGAATCCCACATATGAGCAGATAGAAGCAACAGTCCGTGCATACACGCTGGCTACCTATGTGGATATTGACAGTGATGGCGCAACCAAATCTACAGACGGAATGTCCCTGCAAATGGGTGGATTGCCAACCTTCAAGCATGAGATTGTACTGAGCCGCAAAATCCTAAGAGAAAAAATGATGCTGATGGATGCCATCGGCAGTACCACTCCGGAAATTGAGTCTACAATAATGGAGCTTCTGTTTAATGGAGTGGACAGCTTACTTGGTGGTAACTACAATACATTCCTATACCAACGAAATCAAGTTGTATCCAACAAAGGTAAGCTAATCATTGACGCAGCTAACAACCCGCTTGGCATTGCATTGACTATAGATTTCGGTGTGCCTAAAAAGAATATCAAGGATTCTATCTGGTATAAGAAGCCGAAAAGCGAAGCGGTGCAGGAAGAAGCTTTGGGTACTACAATAGACCCGATAAAAGTCATGAGGCAGGTAAGACGCGATTCCCAAGAAAAGGATTTTGCCCCTGCTGGTCACTGGGAATGCTCCAAGACGACCTTTGAGGATTTGATTAACCTTCCGTATTTCCGCCAAATGTACACAGTTGCGACACGCCCGGATATTTCCGATAAAGGCATGCAGTTGGCATTTGCTAATCTTGTCCCCGATGAAACAATCAAAACTTTCATTGAAACGCGTATCGGTGCTGAAATCAGAATTGTCGATTCAATATCCGTAGTGGAGAAATATGACAAATCTTCCAAAGCTATACAATACAAGAATTTGCAAAGCTTTGAAGAGGGAGTATTGGCATATGTTCCAAATGAAGACCTGGGTGATGTACAATGTGGACGTCCTATTTTCATGGAAACACCGGGTGCCCGTACGGCATTGTATGACGGCGGCCGCACTCTGATACGTCAGGTATTCAATGATGAAACCATGACGCAGGTAATCAAATCAGAAGTGACCGGATTGGTTGTTCCTAATAAGGTTCGCTGGTTCTACTACTTGAACATTAAAGGTAAATAACCATGAAGGATTCTCAAAATACAAATACTGGCACTACCATAGAGGAATATCTCCGTGGTTGTGTCGGTTTTGAAGTTACGGACAGTGCTATTTCCACCATACTGATTGACAGGGGAATTGCACCGGGGACGGATGTCAGCACGTTGGAAAAACGCCAGAAAGACTTGTGCCGGGCAGACCTTTATATGTGGTGCGCAAGTACACCGAGCGTAACTGGAAGCGTAGAGGATGCCAATGGTGTATGGAAGCACAAGGAGGGTGGTACACAAAGCTCTGCCTATGACAAACGTAACCTTCGGCAAATGGCAAATGACATATACGCATTGTATGGAGAGAACGTCCGTAAATCATCTGTCAGAATTGTCAACTTGGGTATGAACATGAATAAAAGGTATCCGCTATGAAAGTAAATAATCCACGTTTTCCGCATACATGCAAAGTGTATCGTATTTCCGGAGAAACATCTTTTGACGAAGGAAACGAGACCGTATTGTATGTAGGGAAATGCAACAAGTACGGAAGCACAAGCCTTAGGACATTTACAAAAAGTAATGTCATAAAGAGTGATTATGCAATAGACATTCCTGGACTTGTGAAGGGTATCATTGCGGGAGACCTTGTGGATGTTACCGATTACGGAGAAAGTTTTGAATCATGTGTAGTAACGGATTGTTACCCTACGGAAATGGGAACAACGCTGTATTTCAATCTGGCTAAGAATTAGGGAAATGGGAGATAATGCTAAAGTCTTGGAAGAAGGCAAAAAAAAGATGAGAAATATCATTGATGAATATTTGCTGGATAGAATAACAGAAATCGGAATCAGACTTCTGCAAGACGGAGTAGTATCAGCCAAGTACCATAATGTAACCGGAAATACTCTAACTTCATTAGCTGTTGGAATTTATTATAGAGGTAAATTATCTCGTATAATTACCGCCGTTGTGACACAAGGATTAAAAAATCCTACCCGCCCCAAGCTTAGCAGAGGAGACGGTATTGGCGTGATAATGGTCCAAAGTTATGAAAGTGGTAAGTTTATTCCCATAAAAAAATACAACTTGATTGGCACCAACGGGGAGTACGGTTTAACCACTTCTGTAAATTTCCTCAAAGCATATAAAACTCCAAATGATGGCATAGGATTAGTGATGTGTACAGGTACGGAATATTCTAACTACTTGGAGTCAAAGAAGGGGTTAAATGTACTGTCAGATACATTTGATTACGCGGAAAGCATTGCTAAAATGACCTTTAAACCAATGAAATGATATGGGGTACGAACAGGATTTTAAATACAAAGACGCGCTTAAATCATTGTTTGACGCAGCAAAGACGGTAAGTGAGAATGTGTTCACAAATGACCGTCCCGCTGCTGTGCCTAAGCAAATGGATAATTTCATTGTGGTGTCATTGCCCGGCTTGTTGTCTTCCATGACCTATGGCAGCGGATTTGGAAATATCCGTACCTATTGCACCATTGAAGTGTATGTCAGACAGAAAAAGGGAAGTGCGGAAGACTTGGAACAAATGGACACTATTGTAGGAGATATTCTTTCCCTATTCCCTATCAGCGACAATTTCATAAGTGCCTCAAACCCCAAATTGACCTTGAAAGGAAATGACGGATTAGGGTTCAGCGCAACATTGATAAGGACTGACCTTGTGATAAAATAAACATAAAATAAAACGATTAAAACTATTTATTATGGCAATGAAAACAAAGCAGGAATTGAAAGATGTATTTAGCGGTCTTTCATCCATTATGTTGGTAAAGGGTGGCATTGCAAATTTTGCCACGGTAACTCCGGATTTTGATTTGCCCGTTACCGTAGATACCCTTTCCTTGTCCCAAGCAGAACCGACATTAAACCGTACAAAGGTGCACGGTCTGCAAGCGGATTGGGCTGTCACCAGTACAGCAGGAGATATTACTTTCGCTGCTACCGTTCCAAGTGTAAGCAAGGAATTGGTAGAATATTTTCTTGGGAAAACCACTGAAATAGCGCAAGCGACTATCAACAACCAGCAATTCAAGGGATTCTCTACTGTGCTAAACAGCAAGAAGCTGAACGTAGGATTTGCGCTTATAAGTGACGACGGAGAAAAATGTCTGCTTGTAAAAAGAATGGCCGTATACGCACGCCCCTTGTTTGAGAATGCGTCCACTACCCCATTTGCTTTTGCGCTCAGCGGAACTATTGAACTTGAAGATGGCGCTTCGTCCGACTCCTCTTCCGAAGATAATATCGCTTTCTTGACAAAAAAAGCCGACTGACCGTAGCTCCAGCTTCCCTGTCTTTTACCAGCGCGGCAGATAATACAGGGAAAACCATTACCGCAACAACCAAGGAAAGCTCTGTCTCTGCTTCATCAACGGAAACATGGTGCAAAACCTCGGTTAGCGGGAAAGTGGTGACGGTCAAAGTCGACGAGAATAGCGGAGCAAAAAGAACTGCTACAGTCAGCGTATTCACCGCCAATGAGTTCAGTGCGGTGGAAGTTACCCAGGACGGTTCTTTGATTTAAAAATATGGCGGTGTGCGTTATTGCCGCCGCCTTCTCCTTTTTCACACATCACAATAACACAGCATGAACGATAAAACAATAAACCAACCTACCACAGCAGAGCAGAAAACGCTTGACGATGTACTGGAGAACAGCATAGATTATATTACGATAAGAGGAAAAAAGTTCGGTATAAAATGGCTGCACCGTGGAACAATACGAAAATTAACCCATGTCTTACATTCCTGCAAAAGTGAGGATGAAGTTACTGCCAAGTGTGCCTCTCTCATTATTCTGAATAATTGGTGGAAGATAAGACTTTTCCATTGGATATACTGGCGTATGCTATGGAAAAAATACACAGACACAGAGTTAACCGATATTGTTGTTATCGGTAAAAAAAAAGTGGAATTGCAGAAACTGGAATACTTGAATGCTACCATGTTCTTGACCGGAATGAGAGACACGATAATGACGATGACGAGAAAGGAAGCAGAACGTATCCTTCAAGAACTTCGGCAGGAGCAGCATTTGCAAACGGAGAAAAACACCCAGAGCTGACACGACCGTTAATTCTTCTTTGGGGAATGATTAATATCCCTAATTGGTATATGGACTGGGTATTGACCTGTGCTCAATACGAACTTCTGATGTGCGATGCTCCGATTGTAGTGTATGACAAAGCAGACACAGAACAAAAAACGCACACAGCGAAAGAAATGGAAGATTTAAAAAGGAAGTGGGAAGAAAAGAGAAAAGAGCGGGAAATGAAAGGGCAAAGACTTTCCCTCAATGATTTTATAGTAAACGGTATTAACGCTATCCCCCAAGATACAAAACAAGAATAAATATGGCAGACCTCGGAAATTTGAATTTTGGCGTTCACTTGAAAGATTATACAGAACAAGAGTACGAAGCTATCAAGAAAAAACTTGTGAATATGCACGTCACGACCAGTGCAAAGGTTGGATTAAAAGTAGATATAAAGGAGATTGAAGACAAGGTAGAAGCCTTGCTGAAAAACAAGACCTACAAGGTAAAGCTGGATGTAGATAGCGAAAGTATTAAAAAACTCAAGGAAGCTTTTAAAGGACATGGCGTTGATGCAAGCGAACTAAGAGCCATGAGGGGAGTTTCGCAGATAATCCGTGCAGATGCTTACGTTAACTCACAAAAAGCCCTTGAACAGCTTAGGATTGCCCGAATGCAGGCTGCAAAGGCTTCCGATACGCACAATGCGGCAATGAAGAGGACAAACACTACAATGTCTTCTCAATCACGGATAGCCGGAGAACTGAAAAATCAAATCGCCAATGTGTATTCCATATACACTTTAGAGCGTTTTGTAAGGGGATTATATACCATTGGCGGAGAGTTTCAGAAACAACGCATTGCCCTTACCTCCATTCTTGGAGACAGTATGAAGGCGGAAACCATATTCAATCGCATTAAGGATTTGGCGGTTGTCTCTCCGTTTCAGTTCAAAGAACTGGCTTCATACACCAAACAATTGTCCGCATACAGCATTCCGTATGAAGAGCTTTACGATACGACCAAACGACTTGCCGACATTTCCGCAGGTGTGGGTGTCGATATGGGACGTATCATATTGGCGTACGGGCAGGTGCGCAGTGCAGCTTTTCTCCGTGGGCAGGAATTGAGGCAGTTTACCGAGGCTGGTATTCCGTTGGTGGACGAGTTGGCGAAACGGTTTACTAAGCTTACGGGAGTGGTAACTTCCGCCGGAGACGTATTCGATAAAATCAGCCGGAAAGAGGTCAGCTTCGGCATGGTGAAGGATGTCCTTTGGGAGCTGACCGATGAAGGCGGCAAATTCTACAACATGCAGGAAGCCCTTGCGGAAAGCCTTGCTGGCAAATGGAGCAACTTGCAGGACGCTTGGGATGTTATGATGGCTGACATTGCGGAAGGCAATAGCGGTGTACTTTCAGATAGCTTAGAGCTGCTCACTGATTTAATGAAACATTGGAAAGATTTTGCTAAAGTAATCATTCCAATAATAGCCTCATTTGGTACTTATAAAACAATGGCTCTATTAGCATCTTCAGTAAACCTCAAACTAATAAAAACTTTCATATCATTAACTGCAAGTGTTAGAAGTCTAAAAGACGCTATCGCGCTACTTGGATTAGTGACAAAGGCTAACCCATTAGGTTTATTATTAGGGGCTTTATCTGGAATTGTAGCACTGTTTTATGCGTTCAGAGAAGAAGCAAAAACAACAACAGAGGTTATTACAGACTTAAATAAGACGATTGCCGATACGAACGATAAGATGCAAGGGAATAAAGCCGTCGACAGCCTTATTGACCGATACGAGACCCTTAGCAAAAAAGCCAATAAAAGTACAGAAGAAAGTCGAGAATTAGGGCGAATTACAAAAAATCTCGCCAATACATTCAAAGATGCAGTTACTCAAACGGATAAATACGGAGTAGCAATATCTCTTTCTGTTGATAAGATGCGAAAATTATCACAAGAACAGAAAGATTTATACAAGAAACAGTTTATCGGAACAATGGCAAACGCTCAAATACAAAAGCAAAGCATTGATTCCGAAAGGGAAAAACTTGCCAGTATTATCAGGGAAGGGGGATATAGAAGATTTGATGAGAACGGAAAAGAGTTGTCTTTCGCAAAATACAAGCCGGAAGACATCACTAAAGCAAGAAACAGACTATTGGAACTGGAGAAGCAAAGCTTGGACTTAGCCAACATTATAGACACAGCCAGACAATCTTATCATTCCATGAGCCAAATTAATATAAGTAAGCCTTTGGCTGATTGGGAAAAAGAAGCAAACAGACTTGCTGGCGACATGGATGCCTTAAAGCCCAAAGCAGGAGATTCTTACGAAAAATACATGGAGATGCTTTCCGGTAATATCAGTGATTTGGAGAAAAAAACAAAGGCGTTTGCATCTGGAAATAAATATTCAGAAAAACAACTGGCATCCTACAATAAGGAACTTGAAGTTACCAGGACAATATATAAGGCTTTAGGGGGATTAGAAAAATCTTCTGGAAACACAAAAGACCCTATCGCCGAGCAATGGAAAGAGCGTACCGACCTCATAGACAAAGCCATTTCCAGCTATGATAAATGGAGAAAGATAGAAGGGGACGAGGCGGCATCCCAAAGGGTGAAAAGTATGCCCGAGTTTTCATTCGCCTTTGACGGGAAAGGTGTTAATTTGGACTTGAACGACCCAAGCAAGGCTTACAAATACATTCAAGGGCAGTTAGACCGAAGCAAAGAGAAGCAAGAAGATTTATACATTTCTCTTGGTATCAAGATTGACAAGGCGGGAACTGACAGTGCGAAGAAAGAAGTTGATGATGCCTTAAAGGAGATAGAAAAGTACGTTTCCCAAACCGGAGAAAAGTGGGATTTATATAAGAAGCTATTCAATGCTTCCGGCAACAAATCTCTTTCCATGAACATCGCTTTCGGCGGAGAGGTCTCATTCAAAAGTGTAGTAGATGATTTGCGCAACCAACTTTCCAAAGCGCTTGAAAATACGGGAAGTAAATTCTCCGTTACAGATGTCCTTGCCATGAAAGAGGATGATGTAAAGAAACAGTTTGGGGAAGGAGTAATTCTGAAACTATACCAATCAATCAACGAGGAAAGTAAGAAAATGCGTTCAGAAAGCCTTGAAAACCTTTTAGGCATGATTGAGGATTATAAAGATTATGCCCAAAAGATAAAGGATATTGAGCGTAATCTTCAAAAGGACTTGGCAGATATTGAAAGCCAAAGAGGTCAATTAGGCGAAGAAGCGACCGACAGGCTTATAGCACAAAGGAAAAAGAAAGCGAGCGAAGATGCTGCATCAACCAAATTTGAACAATTCAAGAGTTCGGAAGACTGGGCTAAGACCTTTGACGACCTTGACAGACTTTCTTCTGCAACTCTTAGCAGGCTAATCAAGAACCTGGAAGAGTTTAAAAATACGACCGGGCAAAGTCTAAAAGTCAACGAGTTTAAAGAGCTTGTCAATGTATTAAAAAAGCTACGTGACGAAAGTGAAAGCAGAAACCCTTTCAAGACATTATCAGACGGAATAAAAGAGTATGCGGAAGCCACTGAAAAACTGAAAAAGGCTCAAAAAGAACTTGGGTTTATCCAGGATGGCGGTGAAGTTACTACTGGTGTTTCTGAAACGAGCCATACGGGAACCAAGAAAACGGATGGCGGCTTATCTTATCAGGCTAAAGTCGTCGATAAATTAACTCCAAAATTAAAAACGTTGGCAGATGCGGAAAAAGAAGTAACTGATGCGCAGGATGAACAAAATGAGGCTTCCGATAAAGTTCAAGTAGGCTTTGGAGATATTGTCGACATGGCTAATCTTCTTATCGGCACTTTGGGAGATTTAGGGTCAGCATTTGATGCCTTAGGGAATGACAGTATGGGAGACACTCTAAGCACTGTACAAGAAGTTGCGGGTGGATTATTGAATACAGCTCAAAGCGGAGCTACCCTTTTCGCTGGTATATCTTCCGGCAATCCGATGGCTATCATGCAAGGGGCTACGGGTGTAGTCAGCGGTATTACCGGAATAATAGGAAGCATAGCCAAAGCCCATGATAAGAAGCTGGATAAAGCAATCCAACGTTCGCAACTGGAAGTGAAAAAGCTTTCCAATGACTATAAGAATCTTCAATCTGTCATAGAACGGCAATTGGGTGCTGTTACCCAAAGCCAATCCAAAGAGATGATTGCAAATCTTCAAAAGCAACAAGAAGAGGTGCAAAAGCAAATGGAGGCGGAACAAGACAAGAAAGATTCGGATGCTTCTAAAATAGAGGACTACAAGCAGCAGTATATCGAGTTAGGCGAGCAAATCAAGTATTTCTATGAAGATTTGGCAAGCGAACAATTCGGTATAGACTTAAAGGGATGGTCAGACCAAATATCAGAAGCGTTAGTCAATGCGTTCGCCAACGGAGAAGATGCAGCAAAGGCTTTTGATGATACGGTAGCTGATATTATGCGCAATGTCATAAAGGAGATGATTTCTCTGAATGTCATAAAACCTGCCATGAATAAGCTAAGAGATTATCTGTTTGGAGATAAAGGTATATTTACAGACAGTTCCGCCGGGGGTACAAATCTGACGGAACAAGAGGCAGCCGGACTAATGCAGCAACTTGGAAGCCTTCGAGGGACAATATCAGACTCAAAGAAAATATGGGATTATCTAAATGCTGCTGCAAAAAAAATGGGAATAAGCCTTGAAGAGACAAGCGCTTCAAACACTCTTTCCAAAGGGATACAAGAAAACATTACAGAAGAAACCGCCAATATTTTAGCTTCTTACATAAACGGTATTCGTGCAGATGTAAGTGTAAAACGCGCTTTGCTTGAAAAGTGGGGAAACGAGATTCTTCCGAAATATAATGTTATAGCCGAACAACAACTTACTCAATTGAGGGCGATAGCCAATAATACGTTAAGAAGTGCCCAAAATACCGAAGCAAACGTTGCTTTAGTACAAGAAGTTAGAGATATGCTAAGTATAGTAATAGACAGAAGTGGTAGAAAAATCAAAATATAATATGTTATGAACGAAAAGGATTTAAGCAAAACATTACTGAACCAAGCTATTACGTTTGGTTTATGCCAACCGTGGCAACACGCATGGGGGAATCCTACCCAACAAGGATTAATTGACAAGTATCTGCATGGGATTGATTTTGCCATTAAGCACAATTACCCTACCAACACTTTCATAAAAGAACACTTCGACAAAGACCTTCTCCACAAGAATAATATTTTTGTGGATGAAGATGTGCAGAAACGCAACATGTCACAAATTTCTGTTTTGAACGGAAATTGTAAAGGTACTCTCCTATTTGATGGCTTTTCCGTATGTGATATTTACGTGCGCCATGACAGCGAAGTAACCATTGACTGTTCACAGTATTGCAAGGTATTCATTAACGTGTACGACCGGGCAAAAGTAAATGTTATCCAAAAGGATATAGCATCGGTATATGTTTACATTCATGGAGAAGATTGTATTGTGGAAACCGATGGGGATGTCATGCAAAGAAAAAGCCAGGCTTAATGTCTGGCTCTATTGCATAATTCTTTTTGTATTGGCTGAAATGAAACAGCAAGAGTTACTAACGATTCTTCCCTCTCCAATAATTTCACGCAAGGAAGAGTGCTTGACTGCGCTTCTCAACGTCCATCCCAGTCTATCGCCTTTAGACTTTATACGATGTGGATACTTTGAAGAGCACTTTGCTTTCTTGCTTTCCATTACACTCCCCATATTGTTTTGATATTGAATTTATCTGTTCCCTTTTTTATCCTTCTGCTTACAAGCTTGCAAGCCACTTCTTGCCCGATTTGGTGTGAGACCAAACAACTAATGTAACACTCACAATAGCCGTTATTAAAAATATTGCCGTTAGCGTATCCATATTATATTCATTTTAAAATCCTATTAGCAAAGTTAGCAAACATATATGTAGATATAGTTCCTAATGTAATAGTACTCCAGTTTATTCCGTTTGTCACATTGGTAAACAAAGGAGTTATACCTCCTAAAACAAGTGCCGCAAATATTAGTTTAGATAAATCAAAGAAATATCCTGCAAGTTTTTCACGTCTTACCTTATCCTTTTCCTTGCCCTCTTTCTTTACTTCTTGTCTTTCGCTCCAATTACCCATTTGTATTATATTAATGCACAAATATAGAAAGAACGAACGAAAGAACAAACAAATAAACAAATAAATATCCGATAAATCAGCTTTTTAACAAATCCGATTAATTATAATTCATATGCCACAAAACAAGAAAAGCGGAGAAACTCCGCTTGACTTGATGATTGCTTTAAAATTGGCTTATCGTTTTTCAGCCTTAATATCCATGCTCTCCCCATCCATTGACATGGTAAGTTCGGCGTCATCACCCGATAAGGATTTCACTGTATATCTAATATATTCTTTGCCGCCCAAATAGATTCGGGGCTTTGTAAATTGATAAAACTTCTTTTTAGAACAATACAATATTAAAGGTCATCTTTTCCTATATACATTATAGATGTAGTTCGTAGCCCTACAGTAACCATTGCTAAATATTCCGCATCCTCATACTTTAAAGCATCCATATATAACATTTGACCCCCTTGCTCTGAGAAGAAAACATACCGGTCTGCAAGGTGTTTTCCCAACTCTGAAGCAAATGAAGATTTCAATGTTACAGCTCCTAAATATGCTTTATTATTATCATAAGCTATTTGAATTTTATCCTCTATTCCCAATCCTTTATAAACTGATGTCCCTTGTTGATTTGTAGACAATGGTTTGCCAAAAACTTTTTCTATATTTTCCCTACTCATGCCAAGAAAATCCTTTAAATCTAAATATAAAGTATGCAAAGGTTCTACTGTTACAGATAGTTTAAAAGATGTACCATTAGAATTTGCCATTGTTTCAAATTCTCCAACATGTTCTCCTTTAATTTTATTTCCATCTAATAAAGAGAAAATAAAATCATTAGAATTTTGGAGTTGTACATTTGGACAATCTAAAGTATATATCTCCCCCGTTTTAATAACAACAGATTGGTCCTGTAACTTTTCATCATCATCCGAACACGCACTAAAAACAAGCATTGGCAGCATTGCCAGTAAAAATAAAATCTTTTTCATTTTCTTATCAAATTAATTATTATCTTTAGGGACATTGAATATATTAAAATGAATAACCTACCGCTATTGACAATTGCGAATAATCAGCGTTTTCGATAAGCGCCCAATCCCTCTTTTGATATTTATACCCAAGTTCTACAAAAATATTTCCACTCATAACCGGAAAATCAACACCAAACGCAGGCTTAATCATAAAGCCTAAATCATTTTTATCTGCATAGTCTGAGCAAGGGATAAAAAATGTGTATCCTAAATCAAGAGACATATATGGAGATATACCTTCCCGGATAAAGTTAAACTTTCCATTCACAAATAATGGAACGTATAATGCGGTCTCTTTATAATCCTTATAATACTTATCCATAGTCGAGTTTAATCCAGCTTTCTCATACAAATGTTTACACCAAGATACACCCGTACCTACTCCCAACCTAAAGCTTTCATTAAACCTATATCCAGCAAGAAATTCTGCACCAAAAGACTGGTTTTTGTCATCATCAATACCTAAATCATATACAACCTTGATTTGCGGTTCAAACTTACTTTGTGCAAAGCACATAGCAGTTGTTAAAACGGCAACTAATATAAATAAAATCTTTTTCATTGTTATATATTATTTTTGTTCCATCTCAATTTCAATATATGTGTTATCCCATTTACATGCTTTTTGGGTTCCTAAATCAATTCCCCATGCAATCACATTCAAAAGATTTATACAAGAAATAGGATTAAATCTTGCTTCCAGTAAAAACGGCGTTGATTTATAACCCTCTTTTTTAGCAATTAATTCTTTCGAGGATAACTTTTTTCTTATTCGCGCGGTTGCTTCACCGCTTTCGTCAATTGTTGCAATTTTTCTGCCATTATCATAAATTTTAGTGCCCTCCATCCCTGAAAACGTAATTGTTTGCTTTGCAGGTGTAAAAATTGAAGCACAAGAACTCATAGAAAAAACAACAATTAGACTCAATAAAACTTTTTTCATAATAGCATTGAATATGTTAATTAATGTGCGGCAAAGTTAACAACTTTGTATTGGAGAGCAATATATTATATACAGTTTTTTCACCTTTTTTGTTATATGTTATAAAGCATATTTGGATATTACTACGCTCCCCCTTTTGGATATATGGTTTATTTTCTATATATTCGCACAATAACTTATAAAATAAACGAAATTAATTGATTTTATGATTATAAGTTTGCTATTTCAAAGATAAGGGCTATCTTTGCGGTGCTACAAGATGGTAGTTGTATCTACTCCGTTGGGCAAGCGGTTAATTTGCTCATATTATATATGGGTATTTTTTATGCCCATACTTTAGGATATTGGCGGTTGTCTATACGTAAGATAATGTCGCTCTTCGGAGTACACGACCATCTTGTAGCAGCGTATATGGCGACCGCTTTTTGTTTGCCTATAATCATCTTTAAATGCTACAAGATGGATGATTTAGTATTTCAAAACAGTAACGGCAACGATGTTACCACTTCTTTAATCGTTGCACAGGTATTCGGAAAGGAACACAAGAATGTATTGAGAGATATTGAAAGCCTCTCATGTTCAGAAGATTTTAATCGGCTCAATTTTGAGCGCATCACTTACAAGGATGCAAGAAATCGGGAACAAACCGCTTATGAAATGACTAAAGACGGTTTCAGTTTCCTTGTCATGGGCTACACAGGTGCAAAAGCTGGCGAGTTCAAAGAAAGGTTCATCAATGAGTTCAATAAACGGGAAGCATTGCTCAAAAATGACGATTACATCCTTATGCGCTCCCAGCAAATTTTGCAGAAAAGGGTTGAGAACCTACAAGCCGAAAACAAGCGTCTTGAACAGCAGAACGCATTACAAGAAGAACAACTACGCCAAGCAGCCCCGAAAGTGCAGTACGTGGATAACGTCCTGCAATCCGTCAACACTTATACGTCCACGCAGATTGCAAAAGAGGTTGGGATGGATGCCGCCAAGTTCCACAAGGCACTCAAAGAGCGAAAGGTGATGTTCTACCAATCGGGCACGTGGATGCTGACAGCTAAGTATCAGGGTAAGGGTTACACCAAAATGCGAACGCATCAGTTTACGAGAAATGACGGGAGCATCGGTACAAGCTCGTACACGGTTTTCACGGAGAAAGGGCGTGCAATGGTGCATAGTATCTTTGCTAAATAATAATTAATCAATATTATATTAACAACTACTTGTGTTATCCGCATTTATGCGGACGGATATAACTATACCCAAAAACATATTGCCACGTAAACAAGCATAGATGCACGTTGAGGTTCGACCAGCGAAATCACGTTATGATACCCCGTCAGCAATACGGCTGGCGGGCAGATGGCAGAAAAACGACTAAAACAAATATTCATCATGGAAGAAAAGATATATAACTTGCAGAAAGAGAACAAGCTCCTCAAACTTCAATTATTGCACTTATCCGAAGATATTGAACTGATGTACGAAAGGATGGAAAAACTTGAAAGGAAGCTCAAAGAGAAGCGGGTAAAGAACCCCTACATGAAAATCGTGTCACCCGAAAGGTAGTATTCATTGCAAATATAATGTAAGCCGGATAACTATATCAATTTTCTAACCTTTTACTTGATTATTTAGAAAATACACCATATATTTGCAGTATTGATATAACAAGCCAAAGAGCTGATTAACGGGCATGCCGTTGATTGGCTCTTTTTGTTTTTACAACACAAACTCAAAATAACACATGGCAAAGCCTTACAGTATCTATTTTCAGAAAAGTAAGCTGGGGAGTCCTGTTATTGACACCAAATCCCAATGGGGGATTGTGTGCAAGGACTTCCCTTTTACTGTATATGGAGATATTAAGGATTTGCCCAAAAGGGACTGGATAGACCAAGACGGAGAAGACACCTTTTTCCCCGAAGAACTCTACGTGCAAGCCTATGATATAGAAGTAGAGTTTGCCTATAAAGGTGATATGGGAACAGCCAATGAAAAGATTGTCGCCTTCCTGGACTATCTGATAGGAAAAGACGGTTACGGAACAGAATTAAAGGTTTATGACACCTATACCCAAATAGGCAGGCAGGGGGTTTATTTTAAATCTATAAAACCCGACCTTTTTGTCCGCAAGACAGATGAGGGGGATGTCGTAACTTTCAACATTACATTTCGGGTAACCGACCCTAAAACACAAATTATTCTTACGGCATAATGGGACGGTTTATAATATACAGCAAAGACGGGCAGACGCAACGATGTGTCGCTAACAAGTTAGAGTATAACGGGGAGTTCATGGGAGCTTGTTCCGTTAACATTACCGTTACGTCCCCCACTCCGATTGATTTTACAGTCGGAGACTATCTGATATATCGCGGAGAAAGATTTGAAATAAACTACGACCCTACTGAATTGAAGCAAGCCTCCAAAAATACATACGGAGAGGCTTTCAAATATGAGAACGTAGTTTTCAACTCTCTTGCAGATGAACTGACAAGATGCGAATTCCTGGACTATGTAAAAGAGGATAACTTAATTCACTACTCTTCCCTACCTACATTCAGTTTTTACGCTGAAAGCATAAATGCTCTCGCAGAAAGAATACAGGTGAACCTTGACCGTATCTATAAAGGAGAGCAAAAATGGACGGTTACAGTACATCCCGAATATGTTAATGAGGCTAACAAATCCATATCAATAAGCAGTATAAACGTTTGGGACGCACTCGCTTTGGTAAATAGCGAGTTTAAGGCAAACTTTATCATAAGGGGGCGAACGATAACAATAGGCACTGCCGGAATTGCAGTAGGAAACATGTTCGGGTATGGAAAGGGAAAAGGGCTGTACTCCATACAAAAAACCGCGGACTCGTCACAGAAGATAATTACCCGCCTAAGAGCATATGGTGGTACCAAAAACTTACCGTACAACTATTATACAACATATGGAAGTCCTATTGTCGAAGCTCCCATCGAGGATGTATCTTACGGATATGACCCTAATACACATTTGATAGGCGGTGCTGTTGTGACGCTTCCTTTTTACATGAAATTCCTATCCGACACAGCATTGTATGATGTGACAATCAATGGGAGTCCCTATAAAATGAGAAGAGGCAGCTTTCTTGGGAAATGCTACGTTTTGTTGAATAGTGAAGCCGACAAGGACAACGTCCGCATAGGCGCAAAGATGCGGATAGAAAAAGGTATTGAGACGGACAATGTTCCAAGAAAGTACAAAAGACCTTCTGGAGCATTAGTACCCAATAATATGGCTGTTAAAAACTTGATGCTTCCTGATTTTCCGGAAAAGACACTTGACCCATACCTTGATAGTAAAAACATAGATATTATCGGAGTTCGGGAAGGTTCGGTTTTCTTTGACGGGAGCGATACTTCTTTACCGGAAATATATCCGTCTATGGAAGGAATGACAGCACAGCAGTTGAAAGACGCGGGAATAATCGTAAATGCTACCGGAGCGTTGGATGAAATCGCTTCCGATTCAGTGAATAAGGATAATACGCCAATCGCGGATGATGGTTACTTTGAAGAAGGGGAAACCATCCCACCGTTCAAAATATATCTCAAAGACATTGGATTTGACATAAACGATTATCTAACAGGGGAAACCGCCACCATATCCATGAAAAGCGGAATGTGTGGTGGGCGTGAATTTGAAATACTTGGAGATGCAGACAAGCCCGTAAAACAAGGTGACATGTGGGTCTTGACATGCAACAGAGTCTATGATGAAGGGCTGAATCTTTATTTCCCATATAAGTATTTTACTATCAAAGCCGGAGATAAATTTGTGCTTTTGGGTATTGATATGCCGGATGTGTATATAAAAGCCGCTTCCCAAAGATTACTAACAGCTTCCAAAGAATATCTTGCAAAAAATGATTATGTAAGATATACTTACGAGCCTAAAGTAGACGAAATATTTATGGCGCGTCACCCGGAACTGCATGACAGTATAAAGGAAGGTGATTTAATGTTATTCGAGGATGAAGACTTAAACATCAACGGGAGCATTATTATTGACAGCCTTACAATAAAGGAAGGAGACGCTCTCATCCCAACGTATGATATTACCCTTCGCAATGACAAAGCGGTAGGAACTTTAGAAAAGATACAGAATCAGATAGACTCAATTGTAGGCGGGCAAGGCGGTGGAGGATTAACTACCCAACAAGTGGAATCAATCATTAAAGCCTTTGGAGAAAAGCTGTTTTTGAATAAAACCAAACCTGACCAAACCAGCTATTTAATAAAGTTCTTAGGTGGATTGTTTTCAGACTACATCCAGTCCATGAACTTTTCTTCCGGTGCTCTCGGTGAAGGCTTTGTTATTAAAGTAGACAGCAAGACGGGTAAATCCTACATTGAAGTGGACGAACTCTTTGTGCGTATCAAAGCGATGTTCTCCGAACTGGAGATAAAGAAACTCTCTTATGCAGGCGGGAACTACATGTTCACCGCTGCCGGAATGAAATGCGGAAAGGTTGAGGAACACGAGGATTTTTGGCGGTGCTATCTGCTGGTTGATGATGGGGAGACGGCTATCGAGAACCCGTTCAAGGAAGGCGACCAGGTACGTTTTCAAGACTTCAATATCAAGCCGGGTGTCTACGAGAATGTATCCAACCGTTACTATTGGCGCTTATGTGTCGGCGTTGGTGAGGATTACATAGACCTTAGCAAGACGGACTGTGATGCAAACAGCGACATACCACAGGAAGGCGATAGCCTTGTACAGCTCGGAAACAGAACAGACAAGAAGCGTCAGAACGCAATCACCTTGTCCGTGTATGGCGATGATGCACCGAGTATCCATCAGTATGCCGGGATAGATTCCTATTCTTTAGCAGGCAAGGAAGTGACGGTTATCAGTCCGCAAGGCAACAAGTTCATGGGAGACTTTATCTTGAAAACGGGAATAAACATTATGACCCAATTCAAGATATTGGAAGACTTGATTTACTCTGAAATCTCCAAAGTGCTTGACGAGGTACAGGCAAAGGATAATTATCTGTATAACGCATCATTTGCAAGCAATACGAACGGTTGGGAGACAAAGAACGATGTTCGTTTCTTTACTGTAAACGGAAAGTTCTTATTGGTTAACGACAAGTTCTATTCCCGCAAGGATGTCATGGCTGCCATTATCAGAGATGGGGACAGAAACGTGCTTCGGATTCTTTCTTCCGGAATAAAACAGTCAAATGCGGACTTAGCCAATAAGCCGACCTATGAGGAAGGAGAAGAACCAGGAAAGTTCTTTATCTCTTTCCGGTATAAGGTAGCTACAGCCGGAACGCTGACAATAGGATTTCCCGGTCAGAACCTGCATTTCACCGAACGTCTTGAACCGGGCGAGGAATACGTAATGAAAGAATATTCCGGCACATGGGATGGAACGGGAGACTTTGAGTTGAAATTTACGGGGGATATATACATACATTCGCTGGCTCTTGCCGAAAACGCATTCGAGGATTTGTATACTAAATTAAGTTCCGAAATAAAGCAGACTGCGGAAAGTATCAGGTTGGAAGTAAAAGAACTCTCGGAAAGCAACAATCAAAGGTTCTCACAGATTGAGCAGCGGGCTGATAGCATTGAATTGTCTGTTTCCGAAATCGGAGACAGCGTAAAAGAGTTGGGTATTAAAATTGACGGAATAAATGATGAAATTTCATTATTCGTTAAAAAGGACGACATCATTAATTCTATAAACGTCAGTGATGAAGGAATAGTTATAAATGCCAATAAAATCAATTTAGAGGCATATACTCCCAAAAATGGAGTTATAGCTGCTATAAATTTAGGAGATGAAGGAATTAAGATTAAAGCAGAAAAAATAGATATATCCGGAGCTGTTACATTTGACTCTTTGAATAGTTCCTTACAAAGCACTATTAATGAGAAAGTTTCATCGTCTTCTCTTGGCGGACTTGCATACAAAGATGCAGTTGAGGCATCTCAATTAGGAAGCACCATAATCACTGGCGGATACTTAAACTCTAATTTTATAAAGGTAAATACCTTAGAAGCTGGATTGATTGACGGGAGAGCTGTAATGAAGATAGACAGTTATGGATTTCGTATCAATTCAGGAGTAGATACTACTGTTGAGATAGGGACTGAAACAGTATCCAACACTTACGGTGGATATATAATATTAAGAGATTTTGTAAGACTTACATCGCCTTATTGTAAACTATCAGCAAAAGGGTTGACTTTCTACAACTCCGATGGTTCTGTAGATAGATATTATTAAACACTTTAACTATACAAATATATGAAAATCAATTTTAATCAACCCTTCAAAAACTACAAAGGAGAAGTTATTATAGAAGATAATGGCGCTCCGCAATTAATTAAAAATGTAGTTTCCGCATTGTTATTTAGCGGGAAATGGCTTGAAAAGAAAGTAAATGCTAAGCCGGAAGAAAAAGTTATGGCGTACGACTTAAGCATACGTGTTTACAAATCTATGGAAGAAATGGAGATAAATATCGAAGAAGCAGCCATGATTAAAGAGGCAGTTACCTCCCTTAATCCCGGCGGCTATGTACAAGTAATTAATTTAATTGAGGGGAAATAATGGAAATTACAAATGTTAATAAAAAAGGAACAACAAGAGTTTCTGATGACATACGTATCAAATACAACATGTCTGTAGACAAATCTGAAAAAGTTAGTGCTATGACAGCCAATATAGTAAAGGGAGATACTATTGTGGGGTTCTACAATGTTTCCGCCAATGGTGTTTTAGGACTTTCTTTTAGGGAGAATAATGAATTGACGACAGAAGAAATGAAACAGATATTTGACAATGCAATCAATGACTCTGTCGAAATACTAAATAAATAATTTGCGTTATGGCTTGGACAGAACAGGATTATCAGGAAATAGTTGCCCGCCTTATGGCTAGCTCCATAGGGGTTAATGAAGTACCGAATGCGGACAAAGCGGATGATGTAACGTCATTGCCTGCATTTAAACCTTCTGGAAGCAACAGTGAAGCTTCTGTGGTCAATTACCCTTTAGAATTTTTGAAAGGAGAACAAGGCGAGCCAGGTATACAAGGAGAACCTGGGAAGTCATTTAAGGTAGCCGGCGAATACGCCACCCTTGAAGCCTTGAAATCTGCTGTTCCCGATGGTTCGGCAGTTGACGGGTTCATGGCTGTAGGTACGGAAGCCCCTTATGATTACTACGCGTGGGTGAACGGTGAATGGGTAAGTCAGGGGAAGATAGGCGGCATAGAAGAAGCGCCAACTGATGGAAAGGCATACGGTCGTAAGAATGGGGATTGGGCGGAAGTCTCTGATAAGAAATATGTCGATGACAGCATTTCAAGCGCTCGTAGTGTTGGCTACATGATGCAGCTTACAGAGATTGACACTTCGGGGTTGGATGAAAATACATGGTATCCGGTTACGATTGCTGCTGGAGAAAGAATGAACATACGAGTAGAAGTGCTGGTATCATTAGATAGCGGTACAAAACCGTCATGGTCTCAACATGAGAGAGGTTTTTCTACTCGTAAAATTTGGGAATTTGCTCCGAATGCTTGGGGCGTTAATCGTGATAGCAATATTACTATATACTTATCAGATTTCGTTCATGCAGATATAGACCCTGTGAGGGGTTTAGGTAATTTGAGCCACTTTGATACATGCTATGTTTTTGTACGAGGTGGTGGCAAATACCACTTTTATGCTTCTCATGAAGCAAAAGTTATTCTTCATACTGATACATATGCACCAGGCGACCAAAGTGTTAGTCCAACTACTGAAACCCCTGCGGGAATAGTGGCGAATATAGCGACGAAGGAGTATGCGAATAATATCGGTTATGGTAAAGTCATTGACGTTCCTAATGGTTCTTTGTTAACTATCAATAAAAACATATGGGGTACAGAAGCTTATGACCATGTTGTTAAAATATTTGGTTCTACCGATGTTATTAAGAATATGGTTATAGATATTTGCAATAACCATACTAAATATTATATACATAGTTACTCAAACTATAGAAATTGTATAGAACTTTCTTCTGTTTATGCTTATTATACCGATGAAGAAAGATATGAAATACAATTTAATATTAGTTATTATACTGCCAGTAAACCTGTTTCTAAACGAATAGCAATAGCATTAAACTTATTTGATGACGATAAAAGTGATGATAGACTTTTTATTGAAGATATTCTTGTATCTGATAATCTTCAAAGAGTTGTTAAACGTACTAAATCTGAATATGATAGTATCGGTACTAAAAACGAATATACAATGTATGCTACAACAGATGCTTGATATGAGAGATAAGAATTTAGAGCGGAAATATATACCTTGATATTAAAAAAAAATGGAGATAGTTAGATATGGTTAAAATTGGAGATACATCTATTAGTAATCTTGCTGTTGAAAATAAAAATATTGATTTGCTTAATATCGGTAATAATGTTGTTTATGCCGGCTATTCTTATCCTTGTGTTGGTGAGTATAATTTTAATCCTATTACTCTTCAACAATATATTGATTTGCCTTATGTTGGAGACCCTAAAAATTATACAAGTAACCTATACTTTTCAAAATATATAGAAAGTTTTGAATATAGAATTGCATTAGCTGGAATAGATAGCGGTTTTAAAGTTTGTCCTCTTAATGAGCAAGTAGTTCCTGGTGTTTACGGTTCTGTCACGAATTATGGTAATTATGCTGTTCTATTAGGTATGTGTGCTCCTCGTTATATTGCCAACGAAACGACCGCTCCAACGGTGCTTACTGAATTTAAAATTGATGGTAAATTATACAGCTATAATATAAGAAACTAATTATAAGAATTGAATTTAACTTATTTGATTATGAGAGTAAAAGTATTTTATGAAAACTGGTTTGCCAAACTTATCCTCTTTGGTAGCTACACAACTATAATGCTTTTCGGTTTCATCCTTACGAAGCTGAAAGAGTTGTCCGAAACAACCATACGCCATGAACGGACACATCAGAAACAGTTCTTCGAGTGCATGGAGATAGCGGCTATCCCGTCCGTATTATTATCACTCTATGTCAGTGCGTGGTGGTTGCTCCTTATCCCGCTATTCTACTACATTCTTTATTTGGCAGAATGGTTTGTAAGCTTCGTGTACCACCTGTTTACAGACAACATAATAGGCAGCGGTAAGGTAAACGCCAACGCCTATCGAGCGAGCGCATTTGAGATGGAAGCCAAACTCAACCAGGATAATCCGAACTACTTGAAAGAACGTAAATGGGGAGCGTGGTTCCGCTATTACGGCAAGATATGAAAATCCCGTCCTACTCTCACGAGCAAAACGGAATGACAGTAGTTCGCTTATTTGATAAGAGACACAAAGATAGGAATAATTGACAAATAACGATAAGATGAAGAATAACATTATTACCCAAAGCATACCGGGTGGTTTCTCGGTAATAGCAAGCAGTTTTATTGCACAGTCATTGGAACACATGATACCGTGGCTGATAGTAACGTTTTCAGTCGTTGTATGCGATTTGATGTTCGGGATAAGGAAATGCCTGCTATTGGGTGAAGAATTTCGGTTTTCAAGTGCCGTGCGCCGTACTATGGGTAAAATGGTAACATACTTTGCTTTTGTCTGTATGGTGGTGATGATAAATATTGCTTCCGGCAATAAATGGAATATTGATGTGTATTCATGCTTGTTTGTCTGCTTCATAGAGTTCTGCTCTATCATAAGCAATATCTTGAAGCCAAAGGGATATAATTTTAACTTACTGAAAGCGTTGGGATTGTTCGGAAAGAAAGTGCTCGATGTCGAGAAAGAAGATATGAGTGAAATAATAACTAAAGATAAGGAGTAACAAAATGAAAAAGAAACTGATTATCGCAGCGATTGTTATCGCTATCATCGTGGGAGTTATGCTTTACATGCACTACACCCCGTTTTGGGTGAACCTGACTACTGTTGTATCATTCGGTGTCGGTGTTGTTGCCGGATGGGTGGCTCGTTTAGTTTATGACAAATATTTCAAGGAGGACGTGCAGAATGAAAATATTGATTGACAACGGACACGGAAGCAACACTCCAGGCAAGTGTTCACCGGACGGAAGATTGAAAGAGTATGCGTATACCCGTGAGATTGCCATACGTTTGGAAGCGGAATTGCGCAAACAAGGCGTTGATGCAGAATGTATCGTCAAAGAGGAAATAGACGTTCCCCTATCGGAGCGTTGCCGTAGGGCGAACGAATACAAGGCAAGTGACACAATCCTCGTATCTATCCACTGTAATGCAGCGGGAAGCGGCTCTGAATGGATGCAGGCACGTGGTTGGGAAGCGTGGACTTCGGCAGGTCAGACGAAAGCCGATAAATTAGCTGATAGCTTATATGTGGCAGCCGAACGACTTTTGCCAGGTATGAAGATACGCAAGGATATGACGGATGGCGACCCTGATAAGGAAAGCGGATTCTACATCTTGAAGCACACGAAGTGCCCGGCAGTCCTTACAGAGAACCTATTCCAAGACAATAAGGAAGATGTTGGCTTCTTATTATCGGAAGAGGGGAAGCGGGCAATAGTGGACTTGCATGTGCAGGGAATTGTGAACTATTTGAATAACTCTAAAAAGTAAACATCATGGCAGCAGAAGTTTTATCATTTCAACAAGAAGAAGGCAAAACAGCGTATTACGCAACGTTTGTCAGTGACGGTAATCCCGTTACCATACAGATAAAGAACAAGGGCGGAATGGTGACTGTATTTGCCAATATCGAGGGCATGAAGCCCGTGACATTGTATCCTAACGCGCGTGACAACAACGATGCCTCCGACTCTATTTTCCGTATCGTAGGGATAGCAAATGGCATAAACGTCACAATCAAGAGCGCTACCGAAGTATTGGAAGCCAAAATGATTAAAGAGGGATAGCCTATGAAACCAATCACTACCCCCAACATCAGCATCCCGACAATCGGTATTCCTACTATTGGGATACTTACTATAGGGTATTCATATATCAAGGATAATAAACCGGGACCAAACCCATCCCCTGATGGAAGGTATTTATTATTATCGGATGGCACTCCGTTATTGTTGGCTAACGAAGAGCCGATATTACTTGCAGATAACAAAAAATAAAAAGATATGGCAGAAGGATTACAAATAGGAGAACTCCCTCAAAAGGAGAACTTAACCGGAAACGAGCTGATACCTTTTCAGCAAGGTAGTAGCAACGGCTCAATGAGTACCGCTACATTGAAGAAATACATCGGCACTGGTGGTGGCACTGGTGGCAGCACTGACTATATGAACTACATCACCGAGTATAATGTTTCCGTCCAGCATCCTACTTCGGGAATTGACGGGAGTAACAAGTACAGTCTGGAAGGCGCTATTGCCCAAGTCCCGCAGGAACTTAGAAATATCGGGCTGAAGGTATCGTTCATAAATTCGGACGGCAAGGTAGAAACATGGGAGTTCCAGGGAGGAACGTTTACGAATATCGGAAGCTGGATACAACAAGTACGTAGAACAGACCTTTCCGATATACGCAATAATATAGTTGAAATCCAACATAGCATATATTCCGGCATAGTTGAATCCGGAAGATGTGGAGGTTTTGACATCGCATCAAAATCAATATTAGAGGGAGGAAACAGATTTTACAAAAAAATATCATTGCTTGATTCAAAGAAGCTCACAGTGGATTTATCAAACAACTCATACAAGGTTATTGTTTTCCAAAAAGACAATGATTTTGCTTTTTATGTGTCATGTGAAGATAATGTGACTTTAAATTTGGAGCCGATCATGCAACTTACAGGTGCAAATATTGCATATATTATTTCGCAAAATGAGCTATCGGATGATAAAATAATTTTGGACGGCAAGATTGTGAAACATTCTGTAAATGAAATATTAAGTGGAAACTTATGGAATGAAGAATATGTTATAGGAAAAGGAAAACCTATATCAGGTAATAAAATCTTGGGACTCCAAATGATTTCATCTTATGGGGATATAGCATTGATTTCAGTAAACAGAAACTCGACTATTTACCAAAAACACTACCTGGTGTGGGAACTCTATAATGATAAAGGTGATTTTGTCACAAGCGGTGAGGGATATAGTAGTACGAACATAGAAACCGGAGATTCCGACTTCATGCTTGTGGCAAGACCGGCAAGGACTTTGTATGGGGAACCAATCATATCGTATGATGCGAACTTGACAAAAAGCCCCACAATTGTTCCGTACTATGTTACTGATATATTGACGCAACTCCTTACTCCAAGTATTTACAAGGCATTGTCAAACACTGCCCTAATAGACGAATTGAAAAAATATGTATATGATAAATATGTTGATAAATCGGTCTTTTTTGTGGGAGACAGCTATGCAGCTGGAGTAAATGCCTTGGAATTTAACGGTTATCCAAATGATTTTGCATATCGGCATCCGCTTGCTGACGCACAGTTCGGAGGTTCTTATGTATGGAGTGGCAGAACTATTTCCACTTTCACATCGGACAATATTCTGAAATCTGTGTTGAATATATGTACAGATTTCGGGTATCAGAGAATACCGGAAACCGTGAATTTTGAAGATGTTTCAGATTTGATATATTCCGTCAAATCAATATTGTTTGAGGACGTTACGGAAATGGATAGGGTCATATACAACTCCAAAGGTGGTTCTGTTATCATATATTCTGTTAACAAGGATAACTACAATAAAACTCAGTTGGTACGTTTTAATACACAGCCAAATGTCATTGAATATACATTTAGGCATAAAATATCTGCTCTTGAAGGAGAGTGTATCGGTATAGAGTTTACAATCGGATTAGCATACAAGAGTAACACTTCTGCCAGCTTTAAAACGATGGATGGCAACGTCATTCAGGGGGAGGCCAAAGTGCAGGTATGCTTGAACAGATGCCATTACCTGATTATGGAAGGTGGTCTGAATGACATGTACCAAAGAGGGGATAATCCGGGAACCCATGTACCATTTGGCGAATTATTATCTTCAGACGATTATACAACAGACAAATTCGATGACAAGACTTTCTGTGGCGCACTTGAGCACATGGTCAGAGAGGCTGTTTTTAAGCTTCCGGCAACGAAACTGGGTTTTCTGATTATGCCGCAACCTGGTGATTCCGTATGGAATGACCAATATGCAAAAGCCATTCGTGATGTATGCGACAAGTATGGAGTTCCGTATCTTAATTTAGGTAACTTGAAAAGAATGAATATTGTTTCTGAAAAATCAGAAGCCTCAAGATTGTTCTGGTGCACGAATACGAATGGAACGTTCAATTACCATCCATCTGCAATAGGGTATAATACCATGATGAATGATGCAATCATGAAATTTATAGATTCTTTATAAGGAGAAGCACTGACTCATCCCGGACTGTGAAGTGCCGGGATGAAATTAATATCATAAATATATACTAATTGTTATGAGAAATAACATCTTAGGCGCGGTGGTCTATCTATCCACCGCCATAGTATTCGGTGGCAGTACTGCACTGCTGATGCTCTTTATCAAGGAGAACAGCGACCGTTGCCACTACTATAACGGCAAGTGGAACAAAGCAGACTTGCTGTATGGAGTTGCCGCAATATGTGCAGGTATGGTTGTAAATCATTATTTGTTGAGGTTATGAAAAAACTACCCTGGCTATTAGTTGTATTGCTGGCAATCGCTTGTGTGGCGGCGTTGTTCCGTCCGCACGAGCCTTTGCCGGCAGAAATACGTACCGAAACAAAGATACAGACGGTTGTCAAACTTGATACGGTTCTTATCTCCGCACCGATAGCGGTCTTTTGGCAGATATTGCCGAATGACACAGTACGTATAGGTGACACCTTGCTTCATCGCAAACGGGTTGTGTATGAAGATAGCCTGTACCGTGCGGTGGTGAGCGGATATGTAGACCCACGGCTGGATAGTATGACTGTGTATCCGAAGACGGTTTATCAGACGGTGACGAATGACGTCTACCATCCGGTTCCCATCAAGCCAAAAAAGAAACGTTGGGGATTAGGGTTGCAGGCTGGGTATGGGTATCCAGGCGGCATGTACGTAGGCGCAGGAATAAGTTATAATCTATTTGTATGGTAAGAAAGAAATTAACGATGTAGAAGTTGGCTTGTAGCTGACACTCTTTCGGGGCTTAGAGTATAAAGAAAGCCCCCAACGTTCAAATAATTATTGCCACATAAAAATTTGAAAAAAGCATAAAACACCGCACGTTGGAGGCTTTAATATCTTCAACACGGTATCTTATGCTTTGTTCGTATATAATCAAATATTTTATGTGGCAGGGCAAAGATAAATATAAAATTCAGAAAAACTATGTGTAAGTCAGAAATCTTTGCCGAAACAATCAATCTCGTGGCGCAGGAGACCGAAATACCCGCCAGCCGAATACTATCTTCGGATAAGGATACGGAAACCGTAGACGCCCGCTATTTGCTTGTACAGTTGCTTGTCGAAAGGGGAATGTATCCTTCGCAGATAGCTCCTAAAATCCACAAAACCAAACGCGCGATAAACTACATGATTTCCAATTTTCAAGAACGTATGGAAGGCGGGAAAATGTTGAGAATATATTGGGAAAACATTAGGAAAGCGTTGGGAAACAACTGATTTCATGGCAGTATCGGTATTTATACTTTTGTGATGCGGTTGATTTTGACCGTAATACAAAATATAAATCTCTATGGAAAGAACGTATGTCTTCAATCAAGACGGGAACAACGGAAATGGTGGCGGAAGCAAATTCGACATCATGGCTATGTTGCCCAACTTGATGGGAAGCAAGGGTGTAGACCCCGGACTTCTCGCTTTACTGAACCAGGGACGTGGCAGCCAAGACCAATGGGGCGGCTCGTGGTGGTTCATTTGGATTATCCTTTTGTGGTTCTGTTGGGGCGGCAACGGCTTTGGCAACCGCTTTGGCAATGGTGGCGGTCTGCCTGCCGAGCTTAACGGTGATGTCGGTCGTGAATACCTGATGTCAGCCATTCAGGGCAATGGCAATGCCATCAACCAGCTTGCTTCTTCTTTGAACTGCTCTACCCAACAGTTACAGAGCGCCCTGTGCAACATCCAGGGACTTATCGCCAATGTAGGAAATCAGGTGGGCATGTCAAGCCAGCAAATCATCAACGCATTCCAGTCCGGAAATCAGGCTGTTCTTACTCAGATTGCAGATTGCTGCTGCAAGACTCAGAACGCCATTACCACAATGGGCTATGAGAACCAGCTTGCGATGTGCAATCAGACCAACGCGCTTGTCAACACGGCCAATCAGAATGCTCTTTCATTGCGTGACGGTGCGACCGCCAATACCAATGCTATCCTTGCGAAGTTGGACGCTATGCAGAACCAGGCATTGCAGGACAAGATTGCGGCTCTTACAGCAGAAAAAGCCACTTTGACTGCTGAAATCTCCCAACGTAACCAGAATGCTACTATCCTGAATTCAGTAGGACAACAGATTGCTCCTTTGGCAGCAGGCTTGCAGGCATTGCAGTCCGATGTCGATGGAATAAAATGCAAGATGCCTAACACTGTTCCGGTTGTTTACCCTAATATTCAAGCCATCAACACAGATTGTTTCCGTGCTGCGGCTTTCGGTGCTTACGCCGGTGATGCAATGTATGGACGTGGCGGTTGTGGTTGTAACAACTACTGGGGTTAATTCCGGTAAGAAAGGGGGTAATTATGTGGCCTAACTTTTTTACAGGATTTCCTTTCTTGTTCCCTACTATTGGAAGGGCTAATTTCAATACCCTTCCTACGGTAGCCGTAACGGTCGGCACGGAGAACGTGACTTTGGAGCTTCCTAACCATGCGTTCCGTAACAGAAGCTATGTAGGCGGTTTCTATGTCAGTCTCCGCCAGGCAATACCTGCCGGTACGACTGCTACACTCCCGATACTGATAGGGACTAACGGGGATACAAGACCGTTGCTGGCTTACAACAATGAGCCGGTGACTGTCGGCAACCTTGCTGGAACGGGTATCTACGAAATCCACTATAACAAGTACACCAACGAACTGTTCCTTGTTAACGGTGGGTATCGTCCGACAACCGCATCGGCACCGACTCCGACAGCAGAAGCAACCGATCAAAAGAGCAAGTAGTTAACATGGGGCTTTGTGGTTGTTTCCAAAATGGGAATAGCCACACCCCTTTAAAATCAAACCAATATGTTTCAATCACTTCGTACCAATAACCAGTTGTATATACTTCATAAGGATGCTAACCCGTTTATCGAATACGGTCCGGTAGTCAGCGTTTCCGCTCCCAAGCCGAAATATCCTATGGCACCCCCTATGGGACAGTTGCCCCAAATGGAAATGGTTGTGGATGTCGTTGTCTGTATCAACGGGCAGAACACTACTTTCCAAAATCTACCTGCCGGCATGGATATAGCCGACTTTGGACAGAACGGTAATATCGTAGTGTCATGTTCTCGTGATGCGATGAACAACGAGGTCGCTTCTATGAAACAGAAAAGCATAGACATTATCAACAGCATGGACTTCCACAATTCCGTCATTGCGGGATGTGATAAGATGCTGACGCTCTTGAACCCCGAATTTGCAGAGAAACAACGTCAGGAACAGGAAATATCCTCTCTGAAAGGGCAAATGGCAGAAATGAGCAAGAACATGTCCGACCTTATGGAATTGAACAAACGGCTTATGGAACAGCTCGGAGTGGCTGAAACATCTAAAACAAAGAAATAATATGGGAATGTGGGAAATATTGGAAGAAGGGCGCGGAGAATATGACCGTGACTTCGGTATGAGAGGCGGTAATCCTATGGAAGAAGCCTATAGAGAGGGTTGCCGTCATGGTTACGAGAGAGCCATGCGTGAGATGCAGGGCGGTGAAATGGGCTATCGTAACAGCGGTGGTTCACGCGGTGGAAGCTATAGCGGCGGCTCAGATATGGGCGAACGCCGTATGCCGGGTTACTTCCCGGAATATCCGGTTTACAACGAACGCCGCGATTCACAGCCTTACGGTGATGATATGGGCGAACGCAGACGCAGACGCGCCAACGGAGAGTTCATGTAATGGAGAGGGGATTATTCCCCTCTTTTGCCAATCACTTAAAATCAGGAAAATATGAAACAAAGATTAGATACATACGACAGAATACCGCCTGCAATGGCTGACTATCTCAGCCAGTACGGATGGCATTTCAGCAAGAAGATGTGCCTATGGGCTGTTTCCCGCATGAAGATGGAAAACAAATCTACGGGCAAGGAGGAAAAACTTGAACCAATCAGCAAAGAGCAGGTAGAGGAGCTTCTGAAAAAGTACAGTGTAAACCTGGAGAAGGATGCAGGGTACGACAGTGTTTACGTGGCAAACATGGCGAAGTCGGATTACTACAAAAGTTCTATCACTGACGAAGCCCATCTCGCATTGTTCATTAAGGATTACATAGATGATGTGGACACTTACAATGGAATGCCTTTCACTCGGTTCTATGCCGATTGTATAGGCTCCGGCAATCCTATCATGTGGGAACAGATGATGTAGCCTATGATAATACAGGAATTTTACATACCGGATTATGATTGGGAAGTGCGTGTATATTATGCGGTGGACTGCTATTATACCGACCGCATCATCGCCGACCTTCAGCGGGTAGGATGCAGGGGGATGGATTTGGCGAATGCCTATAAGAACATGCGCTCCTGCAATCTGAATACGGGTATCACTTACTCCAATATCCGAAACAGGCAGACCGTAATGGTTATAGCCCTTACTTCTTCCCCGGCAGAGTTTCAAAACTCTTTCGACCATGAAAAGGGGCATCTATGCCGGCATATCTCACGGGCGTTCGGCATCGACCCGTATGGAGAAGAAGCGCAGTACCTTAGCGGATATGTGGGACAGAAGATGTTCCCGGTAGCGAAGAAATTTTTGTGTGAACATTGCAGACGTAGCTTATGTGGAAAATAGTACAAGCCATTTTATCAGGCAAATCACGGGAAGAAGTATATAACATGCTTTCTCCCGAACAGAAAGATACGCTGAACAGTCTTGCCATAGCAAATGGTATAAACCGCCAACAACGTAGAAAACTTGAACGTGATGCGAAAAAGGGATTACATAGATGAACTGCTTGAATTGGCGGACAATGTCCTTTACATGGACTATTGCCGCCTTTTCCGGGTTATCCAATGGAACGTTTAGAACGCTTTGAACGGGTTCTCCATTGGGTTATACCGCTTGCTGTTTTGGTGAGGGTATTAGCTTGGTGTCTCTAATTCTTTTACTTTTTGTAGGGCACAGCACAATACATATATGGTGCTCATGTTCGATTTGACAAAATCTGTATTCCCGTCATCTACGTATTGCACATAATCAAAAGCCAGTTCAATAAGCTCTTCCCGTAATTCTTCGGGAGATATGCAGTCTTTGAATAATTCGTCTATTGCGCTAAGGTCGTATTTCTTCTTAGCGGGTGTTGTATTTCTTTCCATGATGAATATTTGTTTAGTCTTTTAGTAAAAGCCCGCCCGGAATAGGTACGGGCAGGGCTTGGCGATAGGGTTAGGCTGCTTTAGATTCTCTCACCATATTGGATATGATGTTGTATATCTTATCAAGGAAATGATTTCTCTCCGCTATTTCAAGTTTGGATTCGTCTCGTCTTGCTTTCTTGTAGTTCCGTATGGAGATATGATATAGGTAATACAGCTGGTCATAAATCTTGTGCCATACGTCTTGCTGCCTTATATTCATGGCGGATGCGTATTTGTTTACCAGCTGCCGGATGTTGTCACGCATAGACAGCTGCGGCAGTTCTTCCGAAGACATAGCCACTGACAATAAGAATTTCCCGTTTTCTTCCCGTTCTTTCTTTATTTCCGCAATCTCATTCTCTATATTCTCTATCCGTTTCTCGTATTCGAGGTTTATGTTCGCTTGCATTGCAAACATCTGTGCGGAAGAAAGATGCCGTTTCAATGCGTTTTCCATAGAGTTGAATGCTGCGATGTATTCCAATTTAAATTTTAGGGCTTTCTTACCAGTGAATCCCATCGCCAAAAGAGTGAACCCGTCTCGGTTCATTATAAATCGTCTTGCGGATTTCACCCCTCCATTGGGCTGTGGAACATCTTCTGTATATTCCACGAACATGTCCCGAACTTTTGCGTCACATTCATTATCAGCGTTTTGCAATAAATTATCTATTGCTCTTACTACATCGTTTGGCTCTTTGCCAAACTTTTCAGCAACCAAAATACTATTGGTTAACACTTGGTCATTTTGACCTTTAAAAACTAATTCATTTGCCATTTTTGTAACGTTTTATGGCATTGCAGAAAGAAGACGGTCTGCAATTAACCCGCCGTTACACATACCTAAGAGGCAGTTGGGAGGCTATTAACTCTCCACACGGGTTTGCAGACCGCTATAATATACAGCGTACTTACAAGCATAAAAAATGCCTGCATAAAGCAGACAACCGTCCGCCTCTTAATATGTGTAACGCTGCAAATATACACCCTTTTTCTATAACGCCAAATAAAAAACTTAATATTTTACTTTTCTACCCCATATCATCGCGTTATACAGCGAAGTGGCATACATCTTAATCTCATCCTTGCTTTCAAGGAAATCAACCTTAGAGGCTGCTATCATAGCCTCTGCATAAATCTCTTTGTTTAAAATATTATTCTCTTTCATGTTATCTGCATTTAACTTTTGTAAGTCCATACTTAGCCAATCTTAGATATATCGTCCTTACACTTACATCCAACATTTCAGCCATTCTGCGGGGCGGCATGTTTTCTTCCTTGTATAGCTTGGTAATGTTTTCTTCCGAAAGCGGGTCGACAAAAGGTTTCTTTGGCTCTGTTATCCCCATCCGTTTACGTGCTTTCGCTGCATATGCTTCATTTTGTTTGTCTTTTGTGACATAAATAACGGTGGTCTTGTTAAGGAGTAGAGGGAACAGCCTTCTTTCCACTTCCTTGTGTTGTTCGGCAAGGCTTTCCGCATCACCGTTGACAGTAGTGTCAATCTTCTTGTATTTGTCCGGGATACGGGAATGTCTGTCTCTGATTATTCTGTCTGCTTTTCTCATGACTTCTTTTGAACGGTCGTTTGACAACTCATTTAGTTTTTCAAAATTAAACCCCATACATAGTTTCTTTTGCGTAGCGTTTCAATTCTCCAATGGAAAACAATCTCTCTTTCTCGTAAATCCCGGCTGCACTATGTTCAAGACTACATCCATTGGAATAATGCCACCCTTCGAGGAATATTACAGCATCACATTGGAGCAGGGCAGTAATATCCCTGCCTATATGCTCTTCGTAACTCGCGTCCGGATTTGAAGATACCTCTAAGGGAGATACAGCTTCAAAACCAAGTTGTTCTATCAACTCGGAAGCAGATTTGCATCTTTTCTCAACATCTTTTATGTCATACCCAGTGATAGGCAGACTGATATATACTTTCTTTTTACTCATAACATTATTTACTCTTCAATTTATCAAGAAACTCACTATCTCTCGAATAATCCGCACCGATAGCCTTTTTACTTTCAACAATCTGTTCCAAAAGGGCTATAGCTTCCTTTTTCACTTCTTCTACTTCATTATAACCGCAGGCTTTATCAACCAACCGCTCCATAGTCGATTTAGGCTTGGAAAGAGTCTCATTCAACTTTTCCAATCGCCAGTAGCAGTAATCAATTGTGGCGATGTGCTCTAATTTACTCATGGTTATATTATTCATTTATAATTAATTCACACCAACTATTATCGCTTTCCCAAAACCATTGATAGCCGCCAGCGTGTTTACGCTTTCCGGAACAGCAATTCCTGATATTACGGGCGCAAATGCCAGTCTTTCGTTCCGCATCGTTAGAGGACTGGAAAACACCTTGTAACCGTCCGCTCTTTATAGCTACTACTTTCTTTGCATTGCAGCCCGCTATATTAGGGTTTCCCGTTCTCCCTAAGGCTAATCCTTTAATCATACTTTTCCTTTTATGCGAAGGGATGTAATCATCCCACTTCTTTCCCTTGTTATGAGGGATACTTCCTTTTAAAAACCGCCCGTTAATAGGGTTGCGGTTTAATCGCTGTGGAGGTATATATAATTCATTCATCTTTAAATTCAAGTTTTGGGTTACTGATAGTCTTGCTATTCCTTTTCTTTGTCTTAACCATTCTCCGATAAACATCATCAATCAATTGCTTAAGCTCATTGACGTAGCTTCCCATACTCCAGCCTTCGAGTTGACACACCATTAAATCAAATTCTATTTCTTGTAGTAGCTTTACTTTAAACCTCTCGCGTGCAAAGACATTTACCCGTTGGCGCACATTACGGTTAATCATCGGGTCTTGTTTGGGTTCTTTGTTATTGGGAGTGTTTCTTTTCACGGGGTAGTGGTTGTCTGCTATGTTGTTAACATGAACATTCAGAGCTTTTACAAGAATTCTTACTCCTCCGTTTAAGACGCTTTTCCCGTTTGTGTAAAAGTCGTATCCGGCCAAAGGAGAGCCAGTATGCTTGTCAATGGAGAAACCCTCGGGTGGTTTATCATAGAGTTCCCAATTCATGTATTTACTCATGGTTGTACCTTTCTTGTAACTCTTTCAAAACAATCTCCACACCTTCATCCAGTCCTTTCTTGTAACCGGATACACGCTCACCTATATTGTAGACCAAGCATCCTGCAACGATAAGAATAACTCCTACAGTCCTATGCCAATAGGGCAGGGATACACTGAACGGTGAGAATGTCAACCGGAAATGCCCGATGAATAATGCTGATATGATGAATATCGCAAGAAAAAATATTAGGTTTGCTTTCATAATCATATAAGTTTTAATATTTCTCAAAATTTGGGATTTGTAAATAGAAAGAGTTTCGAGACATGGGAAGCCAACACTTTTGCTCCTCATTGCACGTATTCCAATTATCTTCCCCAAATTCATCATTTAATGCTTCCACTATCTTATAGGCTACATCTTTTACAAAACGAGTATTAAGCATCCTCTTGCCTTTAATAACGATTGTAGGTGTATAGAGTGAAATTTTATACTCCCCACCGTTTTCTATCGACCAGCTACCTTGTGCTACTGTAATGTGCGGATTGGTTTCATTCTTATACTCTTGTACTATACTTAGATAGCCATTAAAATAGTTGGCTATTAGTTCCGACTTATATACTTTTAGCCCCGTTGCTTTTTCTAAAAGTTTTCTAAGCCTATAAGCATCATTTACAACAGGGTCCATTCTCATATAAGTTTTAACGCTTCTTGTATCCCGGCTTCCAGTGCTTCCTCGTAGGTGTCATATACTTTATAGCCATTCCCTTTGTTTATTTCGTTCTCCATCCAGTCGCTTTCTTCTGTTGGAACATTGAAATCACAAAAAGAAAGCTTCCATCTTTTCCCAATAACAGGTTCTACATATACATACACACCTCTTATTTCACGCAGCCACTTTTGGGCGATATACAATACTGGACACAAAAATTCAACTGGTTCGTCATCTATTTCCGTACAACACGACATACTTTGCGGAAGGTCATATTTTGTAATAACCTTATTGCGGTCTATTAGGTGTTCACACTTCCAAACGAAACCTTTCTCTTTCAGCAGCTTCGCTGTTTCTAACGTTACGAGTTCTTCGGTCATAGTTATTTCCCTTTCAATTTCTTTATTAGTGCATCAGCATAGTTAATTGATTCAATAGATATTGTTTCAATTACATCTATCTTACTATCAGGGTGCTCATCCAAAAACATTCCTAAATTTTTCATCCAAAAACTATTTGATATTAAACCTTGTATAGCGGATTTTGCCAATTCATAACGCCTTTGCTCCCAATCAATAGTTTCAAAATTATCAAAGAAGTCGAGTTCTGACACTTTGAAATACCTACCATTCACTAAGGCAGTCCCATCATCATATAAGTCTTCAACCTCTACAATCTCTCCGGTTGATTTTATTCTCGCTTTCATACTGATTAGTTTTAATATACCTGTTTTCAATACACCAGCACAGCATCTCGTAGGCTGAATTAATAAGTTCCTTACTCTCTGTCAGGTTTAATATAGAACGCGAATAAGGCTCCATATATAAACATGTTCCGCTATTTGCAAGCTTCTGTAAGGTTAGTACATGTGTGCCAATAAAACAAGGCAGCTTATCGAGAATGTCCTGCAAAGTGTAAGTTTCATGATAATAGTCGTAATTCGTATCGGCATCCAGAGAGGCTACAACCATGTTGTCTGAATCTGATTCATTCCACTCGAAACACATGCTTCCATCGCTTGTGTCCAATCCAAGCTCCTTCAAATGCATCATCTGTTCGACTGATAATACTTGTTTTGATTTCATAATTCCTCCTCCAATTTTTCCAAAAGTTCCTTGGATAACATTTCACAATAATAAATATTATCTATCATTGTGTCATCAGAACTTATATCTGCCTTAAACCTCTTAACAAGTACCCAGCCATACCATTTTTTCACTTGAACGTCAAAAATGTGGTCAAAAAGTCCGTATCTGTATATTCTGTATCTTTTCATTTGTCTAAGTTTTTTTTCATCCATATTAGTCCGCTTCTTTCTTGGCAACATTCACAGTAGTTATATCCTAATCGTTCATACCATTTCTCTTGCCAACTACCTTTCTTTGCCTCAAGAAATACACGGACACATCCTAATCCTTTGGCTATTTGTTCTGCACGAAGCATTAAATTGATTCCGTTTCCATTTCGTCTTTGTTTTCTTACAAACAGGGATGACAATATTATTTCACTTGGATTGTCACTGTATCTATGCAATGATATATGACCATTATCCAATATTATATTTATTATTTCATTGGGCTGCATGTCTGTATTCGGTCTCCTTTCTCTTTAATCCGTTCCAGTACATCCTTGTTGGCTTCGAGTATCTCATCGAAAGAGGGGATGGGAAACCATGCCACAGGCTCCCATAATGGAGGTATACTGCTCATTGAAGTGTAAATAGGACTGTCTTTGTATATATCATTGATATAACCGTCCATACAGAACCATACTCCATTACAGTATGTGCCATTAAATATTGCGCCATGCTTGCACATGATAATGATATTCTCATTTTCTTCTGGTAACTGTTCCTTAACGCTTATCCAAGGGTTCTTGGGGTGAGCATCTGCCCATTCTGCCCCAATGGTAAATCCAATCATTTTACCTGATGCGAAACTACTACTGTTACCATAGGGATTGGCTGCTTTTATTTCTTCTTCTCTGTTCATAAAAATGTTATTCGGTTAGTATTAAATCATCCAAATACGCCCATTCTTCAATGGCATCTTTGGAACACTCGTAATCATCACACTCTTCATCGTCCCAGCACTGCTCTGTTACATTCCAATAGCGGACACCGTAACCAGTTCCAGTGCTTAATTTCCCATATACAAGGCATGGTATCTGCGGATAATGTTCATTTTCGTATTCTCCATGAGCTTGTGGCACTTCATCTTTAGTCTTGTGTCACACGCTGTTGATATGCCAGTTCGCACCAGCAATAAATCCTTCTTTAAATTCATCTGCACCACATTCGCAACAATCGAATGCTGTATTATGACCGTTACAATGTTCGCAATATTCACGTTCTGAACATGGATAGGTTCCATTACAATTATAATGCTTATGAATTGCTTCCCTTGCTGCTTCTTTTATTGTCTGTTTCATATATTATTTCTTTTTCTTGATTTAATCTTGATTGGATTGTTTTTTTGTTCCAGTACCGAACCGTTCTAAGCGAAAGCCGTGTATCCGGAGCCAGTATTTAAAAGCGAGGATAGTTGTCTGCTTCATATTCTTCCGATTAAATTATTACCATGACATCACGCTTTCTGGCGAATATAGAATCCGTTATATAGTACGTGATGGCTTTCTCTTCCGCATCTCTCAACAATTCGTGTTTAAGAATCTTATAGTAGGAGTTGATATGTCCTGTATAGACCATGATTTCTCTTACCCGTTTCAAATCGTCTAAAAAGGATTGAGGGTTATGTTCCTTTATTTTCTTTATATTCATTTGTTTTCCTTTCTTTTATTCCGTTCCCGATTGTCTTCCGAAACACACATCTTGCACCATGACGTCTTGATGTGATACGCCTTTCCGTTGCGATAGATTGTCCTGTCATAGAAGCAGGATAGTAGAAGCGGTCTTTTGCAGCGGCTGCACACCTTGCGTTCTACACCGTCCACCATCACCCGGTTCCTCGGTTTCCGTTTCACTATCTCGCACGGGCCGCATTCGGATGCACCGTACTTCCGGCAATAGGCAAGGGAATGCTTGCCGCATTTGGCGAAAGAGGTGCAATCGGAGCGGGGGACTGTCTGATGAACATTCATATTACCTTACCATGTCAGTTTGTTATCGAATATCTTAATGCACTCAAACAGGTAATGTGCAATTATCGGTTGCACCGCATTACCTATACACTCCGTTCGGTCCACCCTGTCGGGAACCCCATTAGACTTTCCAGTAAATCGGGGTGAGGGTATTGACTGTCTTGTTCGCCATCCCGGATATACTCGTGTATATTGCCCCGATAAGTAGGGCTTCCGAAATACCGATTCTTGCATGCTCCGTTTGCCGTTGACTTCGTTGGAGTAGGCAATACAATATAATCGATCCCGACTCTGTTGTATTCCAAAGTCGGTGCCCGATAAACACTGCCATTCCGCATCATACCCGATTGAGGAAAGGTTGCATAGGACCTGCTCGAATCCCCGAACAAGGAGCATTGGACTGTTTTCAATGATAACGTAACGGGGTTTAGCTTCCCGTACAATTCTGAACATTTCAGACCATAGGCCGCTTCTCTCACCGACAATTCCGACACCTTTTCCAGCAATGCTGATGTCCTGGCAAGGGAATCCACCGCTGATGATGTCAACAAACGGAGGTTTTGAATACGTTCTAATATCTCTGTTGATTTCATGCTCTTCTCCAAAGTTTTTCTTTATTACTAATGATTGATAATCCTCAAATTCACAACTCCACTCGGTCTTTATGCCGGCAAGTGCCGCACCTAATCCAAAACCTTCTATGCCGCTAAACAGAGAGCCGTGTGTCAATTCGCTTTTCTTCATTTCCATAATTCAGAACCACTCTTCATTCGCTCCAACCTCTACCGAAAGCCGGTCCATGAGGAGGGTTATAAGGTTATAAATAAGTTTCATCTCACTAAACTTTTATTGCGTTGGCAATATTATCCGCATCCGACAGCTTTCTTACCAGCACATCAAACGCTGCTGTGCACCGCTCTGTGTTCATATTGACTGTTTTCCCGATTTTCAAACTATCGGAAGCAAGGTTCATCACCCTTGCCACATTTGAAAGCTTCAGGTATTCCAACGTAAACCCGTTGAACCGTGAATCTTTCTTCCGAAGCTCTTTAATCCTTTCGTCAAACTGGATGCAGGCGTAATCACACAATGTCCTTGCAAGTTCGAACCTTGCAATCTCTGCGGAATGGGATATGCCGTTATCGTCGAGAACCTGCTTGAACTGCCAATACAGCATATCCACGTGCTTGTTCACTTCTTCCGTGTACTTGTCGTTGCAGTCGGCGAAAAACTCGCTCCGGTCTGAACCGATAACGCTGTTTACAGTACGCTCGTATTCCTTTCTTGCCTTATCGGCATCATTCAAATACCGCTTGAATGCCTGTTTGTAATAAGGCGTTCTCTTCATCGCATGCAGACACTCGATAACCTGCCCACAACAGATGTCGTTCGTGAGCAATATGTTGTAGGTGCACAGAACTACAAGACTCTCATATTTGCTGATTATCTGATTTGCCGTGTCGGTAGTCATTGCCTTGTCTGTTCTGCCTTGTTCATATTCTTGTTTCTGCTCTCTTTTGCAAGTTCATCAATCATGCGCTGATACTCCAATTGTTCGATTTTCTTTTCAATCTCTATGTCCATGATTATTTACCGTTTGTTTCTTATTTGGATAAACCCTCGTTTTTCGCATTCCTTCAACAGTTCCATATCTTCATCCCTTATATCGCATGGCGTCTCATGATTAACACTCATGTAATCCGATATGCCAAACTTTTTGCATATATCATAGTAAAAGCGTCTTTGCCTGCCTCTTGTCGTCCAACATATTGTAAGTCTCATACTTTATTGTCAAATTTATGCTTTCGCCACTACTTACGTAAACTGATACTACATACACGATTTGCCGCTCGTTTCATGGCTTCTGCATCTCCACTTTCCACAAGCTTACGTTCACGTTCAAGATACTCGACATAGGGAATTCCGTTGCTACCGCGCTCTTCTATCTCCTTTTGGCGCTGTAGTCGGTATTGCTCACGTTCGTAACGCTCAATGTCAATGCGGCGTTCCTTGATATAGTCAAGCATAGCGCTTGTAATCTTCATCGGGTCTATAGCTCCATAGAATCGTCCGTATTTCCCAGACTTAAACCGTGCAATGAAAAAGCATATCTCAGCTGCATTGATGTAATAATACTCAGAAATAAATATCTCTGCTAACTCATTAAGCTGCTCCTTAGCAATCTTGGTAGATACCTCTGCGAAGTCATTGAGTGTACCGAATTGAATTTTCAACCATTCCAAAGGGGTCTCATCTCCATAAGTCGAAGCCAATAGCCCTAATGTAGGTATGGAAAAATTCATGGCTAAATCGGAGTGAGTCGCCTTACACCTAACAATTTTGAACTGCAAATCTGGATTGTAATCAAGTATGAATTGTGCAGGGTCAGGATATTTATTCAATAACGCCCTCTGCTTCAAGTTCCTTTCTTTTTTTTGCGGCAGCTTCTCTGACTGTTGTAGCGATTGCAAGAACTGAATCACGTTTTCGCTGCTCGCTATCCTGTTGATTTTTACTAAGTCTTTCTCCATTGTAATTGCCTTCTAAAATCTTAATGAAATTTGTCGGTCTGAATATCCAGTCGAAATCACAATGCCAGTTTTGGTTATTATGCCCCAAAAGAAATGCTGATTGAGAAACATTGTTGAAAACAGCCATAATAGCCTCTTTCCCATATTCTGCGACTCTTACTTTTACGGCTTTCTTACGTTTTTCTGTCATTGCCGTAACTTTGGGTAACCGTCCTTCAAACATCTTGTTGAACGTATCCATAAGACCATTGTAATTTATCTTATCGCTCTCATTGTTCCCTGATGGCGAGACTTCCCCTTGGGGGGAATTATAGGGGGGATATTCTTCTTCTCTTTCTACTTCTATTTTAGTCACGTATTGTTCAGTGAATGATACGGTAGTATTACGTGATTGTTCCGTGATTAATAAGCGAATATTATCTTTTATTTTGTCTATCAAGCATTTAGGTATATTCAAATCCTCGTAATTAGGTTTGTTGATTACTTGATGCCGAGTGAAATTTGGCAGATATATGAATCTTTCCCCTTTATAGGAAAGCAGACATATAAATCCGTTTATCACAAGCTCGTTCATCCATTTTTCAAACTGTTGTATTTGGATTTGGTCATACGGAAATATTTTAGACTTTAACCAGATAGAATCACCTATTACAGTCCCAGAATCATCAGAGAAATTCCAAAGACCTATATAGAGAAGCCTTGCATCCCTTGTAAGACGTCCTATTTTGGTATCATCCCAGAACTTTGGCTTAATCATTCTGTTTCGTGCCATGTTTATTCATCTTTATTTTCATGCATCTTTCAAATTGTCTATTTTTTATAATTCAACTTCCTTGATTATAAATTCTATTCTTGGATTTACTTTGTCTATAAACTTCTCTGCTACTATCTTCACGCAATTACGGTCGTTCTTGATAGCTTTACATCCTTGCAAACAGTCGAGGACCGTTTTAAAACAGTTGTCAAGGTCCGGACGTTGATTCTCGTAAAACACGTTCAAATGAAGTTCAAACAGACCGCTTATCATCTGTCCTCTATACTGGTTGCATTGCAAATAGAAAGACTTTTCATATTCAGTCAATGCCGGTTGTTTGGCAAGACTGCCATGACCTCGGATTGTTATAACTTTATAACAATTAGATTTACTCGGTATCTTGCCCCTTATTATCTGTTTATTATATATCATGTTATGGTAGTTTTAATTTTATTTCATTGATAAGTTCTTCATTGGATATACAATAGCCGACATTAGCTATGTCGCATAAATGCCTTTTCGAATCGGTCGGATTGTTAAATTCAATTTGAAGTAAGGGGGCTGTTTCGTAAACAACAAACTCTCTGTCCTCAAGCTCTTTAATTAACTCTTCGTCTGACAATTTTTCAAGAATATCATCTATATAATCTTCCATGTCAAATTCCACCTCTGCCGTAACTGTAACATAATTGCTCATATATGTTTGATTTTAAGTTCCACATCCACCGGCTTATCTTTCATCATGGAGAAAGCATCAAGTATCCTCTCCTTAGTCAACTGGATGGGTCGGGTTATTATTTCACTCTCTATGTTTTCCAACGGTATCTTCTTTCCGTCATAGGTAATAAGAACCGCAGAAGTTATTACGTAAGGACTCATGTCTTGTATTGTTTCTTTATCTGCCTTGCAATCTTCTTGTTCAGCTTACTTAGACGCTCTGCCTGCTTGCTGTCACCTCCAATATTATGAATGTCTGACTTTCGGTCTGCAATAAGCTTCTGAATGATTGCACCTTCGGATTTGGTTATTGTAAGTTTCATTCAATTTGCATTTATGTAGTATGGCATATCATTCGTCTTTTAGTTCAACTCCCAAGCATAATACTTTGTCAGACACACCTACATCATCAAATTCAAGCTCTGAATAACTTGTTTCGTATGGATAAGGATATATCTTACCGTACTTTTTATGCAACTCGATTATGTCTTCATCCGTCAATTTACGTCTAATACGCATTTCTATCTCGTAATCGTCAGAAAGATTTTCAATGACCTTTCTAAGCTGACCTACTGTCTTAATTTTGTCTATTCTCATAATCTTCGCCAATTAAAAGCCCCGAAGCGTATTCTCCGGGGCACAACCATTATTTACTAACCCTTGCCATTTTATGTGTGGCTCACATTTATGTGGAGATGGGGCGATTCGAACACCCAATTAAGGACTTATCCTTTTACGCTACTTCTAAGGTTAATTACTCCTTATATCTCACGTACCGTACTTTCTACCATGTGCACCTCTCGAAAGTCAAAAGCACTCCACTGCGCACCCCCATTTTCGCCCGCCCCATCTTCACAGACCGGGCAGGCAGGTTAACAAATAGTTCCCGGATAGGCGGTCAAGCCACACCGGGATAGTTAACTGTTAGCTGAAATTAAATCACTTAACCCGAACCTTTCACGGGACTTCTGCGTGAACAGAGGGCGTTTAGTTAATAATTATGGTTATTTATTAGGGATATAATCATTAATCTCCATTTTCCTCATCAGTATAACAAGGCATGAATAATCCTACGCTACTGATATTTTCTATCATGCTGTAAAATACAATAGGTTGGTTAGTACCTTTGAACATAGCGGTACACTTGCCACTTTCATAAAGGGCCTTATTAAGCCGTTGAATAACTTTCATATCAAAGCTAAACTGCGGCAATGGTACAGGCTTCATATTAAGCGCATTCTGCAATACTTTTTCTGCATCTGGAAATTTATCAAATTTAGAAAAGTAGAAGAATACCTTATCATCACCTTTACTGCATTCGATACCATCTTCCGCAATCATAATATTGTCGTATTTCAACATATCCTTGTATAAGTCGGCATGAAGGAATTTCCCGTTAAGTGCTTCTGCCTCGCATTCTTCCAATCCTGATATTTCGGATATTCTGTTTTTAACGAGAATGATACCATCACTTGCGTATGCAAATCCATCTTTGAAATAGACGCATTGCATTTCTTTTCTCAGTTCATTTTTTGAGCAAGCCAAGTGCATCTGTACTTTCTTGTCGAAGTTGTTTTTCTGTTCGCTCATAGATTATTTCTCTTTCTTGTTTTCTATTAATCTTATTTCCTGCTGTTCCCCTGTAATGAGTTTTACCTTAAGCCATGTATTCATAATTTTCTACTTTAAATAAACGTTTTGCTTCTATCTATTTCAATCTCCATTAATTGCAATAACCTCTCTTCATCAGGACTTGGAAGATAAACGCCGCATTCAGCACTCGCCCAATTACGAAAACGCTCAATGCTCGTCGTCATTTCCGCTGTATCTAAATCAGTGGAGCTACGTAAAACTTCCACTTCTCCCAAAAACTTATCATTAATCTTACGGGTGAATATTGTAGGATTTACTAACTTTTTGTAATAGTTCTGTTTTACGTATTCCAGCGTGTTCCCCGTCTCACAAGCGAAGAAGCCTAAAATGGTGTGCAGGTATTTGTTCTGCTGCGTTGTCCTCTTAGGTTTCTTTTCCGTCAGTTCCACAATGCAACCCTTTGAGAAGAGATAGTTACATCGTATTTTGAACTGTTCTTTGTGGAGTGGGTTGGATAGGTCGTATTGCATAATATTTTAGAATGGCAAATCATCTTGCGGGGATAATCCCGGAGCTTCCGCAATCTGTTCCGGTGTGGGGCTGCTCTGAACGGGCTTATATTCCTTGAAATCTCCAAAAATATACTGTATGCCTTCTTTGCGTTCTTCTTGTTTTGGGGCACAAGTAATAAAATGGGTATGCCCAAACTGTGAAGGTTCCTTGCGTTCGATAACCGCCACATTTAAATAAATTTTCTCTTTCCCGTCTTTGCAGATTACTTTCTTCATTTGCTCACGGGGAATGTCACTAAGACAAATACTTCCTGTTAAAATCATAAAATCAATATTTTAAAGTTGATAAAGTTCTTCTTTCGTTTTCAACAAGTGGTATAGGTTATTTGTATGTATATACTTGCAGAAATCTTCCACTATACCTTGATTGTATTTTTCAGACAAATCTGTTCGAATACATTCAATAGGTTCGTAAAGGATAAAACCTGTAGATGTCACATCGGTGAGCATGTTACGTTTGTACCCCTCGAACTGAAATAAATCAAAGTAGAAAATGGAACAATCAAAAATATCAAGATAAAAAGTCCACTGGCATGATTTTGTATAATCTTCCGTATGCGGTGTGGAGTACTTGGTTTTAATATCCCGAATTACTTTGGCATATTTTAAATCCGCATAACCATGTACATGTATATCAAAATGTGAAGAATGGTAGTCTTTACCGCCGTGTACCTCATGTTGGGCATCAGGAAATTTATTCCGGTAAAAAATGGCATTTTCAACGGCTTTACTGTTAAACCTGACAATAGCCCCTTCTTGCTCCTGCTCGAATATCCCTCTTCCCACATATGTTGCTTTCCCTGTTTCTACTATCTTATGAAAACAAGAGCCTATTGCCGCATAAGCGTTAGGCTCTTTTATTCCCGCAAGAACATTAAGAAGGCGTTCTTCTGTATCCCATATGGAATGTTTGTCTCTGAAACGCCGAAAGGCTTCTAAGGAAGTGATACTTATTCGATACATAACTATTGTTTTTTGAATGTAATAGCATAAGATGTGGTAGATGAACGCGCAGGCGGAAATATTGTATATATCTCACCGGTTTCTTCATCTATTTCCGTTTTATTGGTATTTACAAGCTTAAGGAAACTTTCACGTTGCTTTATCTTTTCATCCACTTCTTTCTTTTCCTTGTTCAGTTTATCCCAAACAATGTCATTGCATCCTGCAAAATCATATTTCACAGATGTCTCTTTTACTTGAACAACGGCTCCTTTGTATGACGGAGTTTCGCCTTTTCCGTATTTTTCCGTTTCCTTGATTACTGCTTCTCTTATATCATTGTTTTTCAAAAAAATAGATATGGATTCACCGATGCTTTTCATTTGAATAACGGCTTCTATGGCACTGATTTCTCCATCAAGTACTTTTTGAATAAAAAGGGAAGCTAATTGTTCCTGTTCTGATTTTGTAGCCGGAATTTTGCTAATTGATAATTCTTTACTCATGGTAGGTTATTATTAATTCTGTATTGTTCGTAATTGGCAGATATGATACTTATATCTTCTTGGGCAACCTTGTAACTTTCATTTACAAGGTTTACGAGAGAAAGGCGTTTGCCTTCATTTTTGGCTTTAGTCAAATATTTATATATCCACTCCATCAGCTTCTCATCGTTAAACTGTTCTTTGTTAAGCAACTTTCGATTGTCTGTAACAGGCGCCGCTTGCATGCTTGTTTGGTTGTATTTTGTCGAATCTTTATCCCAATAAACATCAGCCCCCATTCCTAATGCTTTGCAAGCCACTGATATGGCATCCGTTAAGGCCATTTTGAAACATTCATCCGATGTATAGAGACCGTTTTTCTCATTTGTCACAAATGAAGAACCGCCGATGCCTTGTATAGCCTCGCTCCATTCCCCGTTCATTTTTACAAATAGGTTTATGTGAACGAAACTGGATATTACTCCATTGCCACCATTTTCGTTCCACATTCGGATGATTTCATATTTCCATCCGAAACCACACACTCCAAATTCTTCGGTAAGCCTTTTTATGCGCCACATAGGGTTTATATCAGACATACCTTTCAATCTTCCCGCAGCAATACTTTTTATAGCTTCTTGGGGGACTTTTCTGACGCGGTTGTATAAATCTAAGTTATTCTCCATAATGTTGATAATTTAACAATGTCTTGGCATCCCTTGACTAACGCAAAGAAACATCCTTTCGTCTTCGAGTTCGTCAGGTGTATAATCATATTGACTACATTCAAGTTCTGCGCGCAACTCCTCAATGTCTTCCTCTATAAGCTGAATGATTTCTTCTTTTGAAGAATAGCCGTATTTGGGAAGATATTCCAAATCACAAGTTTTGACTTCGTTCAGCTCCTTGTACAGTTCTTCAAGTTCATTTTCCATTGTATTGTGTTTTTAAACCGCCCGTACAAGGTTAAAGGGAAGCGGTGCGCACTTTGCTTCTCTCACGGCTTTTAGTACGGTAATAGCTCTGACCTTTTCTGCGGCTGAATTTGGTTAAGTAAAATAGTATATCTTGCTGTTCCCAACTCCCAACTTCTTCACTCTGATAGTTGTAATGAACGGAAAGTCTTTTTTGGAAATCTTGCTTAGGGCTTCTTTAATAGGAGTGGAGTTTGTAAAGAACTTGCATTCCGTACCTTCATGTTTTATTTTTACTACATATCTGTCTGAACCATGCTGTGTTTTTACACCCGATTCAAAATCAAGTATTTCAATTTCACAGTTAAGAATATCGGTTATTGAAACCTGCGGAACTGGAAATATATGTCGGTCTGCATCAATTTCAATTCCTAATTCACTGAATCTTTTCATTCTTAATAATCTTTTTAATAAGGTGCTTAGAATTACAATGCTTCGCCCAACCCAGCCATGAACAGATTGCCATTTTGTAATCATGCGGGGTTATATTCTTTTTGTTTAATGCAGATACTTTACGGCAAAAGTTTTTCTTTATGGATTTCCGCATCAATGTATGCGTATGAAAAAATACGTATCCCACGAAATCTATTCCCCTGCTATCTACCGGAAAAAACTGATAGTTGCCCTTTAATTGCAGGTGCAGTTTCTCATTAAGATATGAGTTGATTTCAAGAAGAATACTGTGTAACTCTTTCTTGCTGCTGGAAAGTATCACCATGTCATCGGCATATCTGTAATAATATGGCATTCGCTTTTCTTCCTTAATCCAATGGTCGAAATAAGAAAGATATAGATTCGCAAAGAATTGGGAAAGATAGTTACCGATAGGAACACCCGGTGCTGAATCTATAATACCATCCAGAAGGGCAAGCACCTTTATGTCTTTTATTTTCTTACGTATGATACGTTTCAGTATGGAGTGGTCTATTGACGGATAATATTTGCGAATATCCATTTTCAGACAATATTTTGTTCCATCAGCATCTTTCAGGTCTTTCTTCAAATGTTTAACCACTCCATGAATGCCTTTTCCTTTGATACAGGAATAAGTGTGTGAAATGAAAATCGGTGTCCATATATCTTCAAGGATGTTCATTATAGCGTGATGCACAACACGGTCACGAAATGGTAGCCTGTATATCTCACGCTCCTTTGGGTCATGTATAATGAAAGTCGTGTATTGAGAAGTGATATAGCTTCTTTCCGACAATTCTTTGTGCAAGGAAAGTATGTTGTTATCCAAATCTTTCTCAAACTGAATAACTCCATACGTTTTTCCTTTGCCCTTTTTAGCTTTAGAATAAGCAAGATAAAGATTATCTATATCATAGATGCGATGATATAAATTCCCAAAGCGTTTCATAGCCTTTGTTTTCTAATAAGAGTTTTCGGGTTAAACCTACCAACACCGTTTGAATTGTTGTTTTCCACCAAGAGGTGAGGTTTCTGCCCTTTGAAGTTTTACAACATAGGTGAGACCTGCTACCTGCATTCGCATACGCATTATCGTAATTCGAATCGTTGAAAGCGAAAGAGGAAGGAGACAAGGGCAGACGACCTTTGTATGCTTATCCTATCTGGATGTCTTTCCAAATGTCAATAAATTGTTTTGCCGAATATTCCGCAAGTTCGCGTGTTTTATAACAAAGGCGAGACCCGCTACCCGCAAACGCACACGCATCATCGCAATACGAAGCGATGAAAGCGAAAGAGGAAGGAGACATAATGAAATAGGGATAATACTTGTTCTCATCCGAGTTATCCCAGTCTGCTTTCCAGCCTTCATTCAGAGCTTCCGTAATAACTTCCATTTTATATAACGCAATGAAATGCCTGCGCATGTCTTTGGGTAAATCTGAAAAATCAGGGGCACCTTTTCTTCCTGTTTCTTCCATTGCGTCTTCAAACGTTTTGATTCTATCCATTACGTTTTGATTGGCAAATATTTCTTTGCCGTATAGATTTTCAAGCATCTGCTTTCCTTTATTGTCCGCTTCTCTCCAAGCCTTTAAAGCGTTCTTTTTATCTACATTTAAAGTCATAATTGTAAGTTTATAGGGTTATAGAATAAATTGTTTCCACAAATCAATGAATTGTTTCCCGCAATAATTGGAAAGCTTTTCGCTTTTCAAACAAAGGCGAGACCCGCTACCCGCATCCGCACACGCACTATCGTAATGCGAACCGATGAAAGCGAAAGAGGAAGGAGACCCATTAGGCTTGAACCACGGATACCAGCGTTTCACGTTAGCATCGCATACATTAAGTTTCTGACCTTCATTTAGAGCTTCCGTAACGATAGCCAGCTTTTGATAAGCAATATCGTGTTCCGTCAAGCCTAACTCCAATAGCTTTTTCTCATCGAGTGGCTCCCTTCCCAACTCGTGGCAAGCATCAAGGTAGGTTTTCACTCTTTCTGTAACGTCTTGTGAAAAGAAATCCTTTCCAAAAGATTCTTCCAATACTGTTTTTAATTCTTTTGAACCGCTCCGATATAGTTCACGGACTTTTTGTTCACTTAATTGTAATGTTTTCATATGATTGTTATTAATTGGTTTCAATAAAAAGACCGGACTATCTTCACAGACCGCCCGGCTACGACTAAACAAATACTTCATCTGTAGTGAAGATGTTGCGACACCCGGGCTCGAACCGGGACGATTTTACTCGATATTGCCGTGAAGGAATTTCACCTATTATCTATATTTTCACGTGCACCTTCGCAGGTTGAGGTTAAGGCGAATGCTTTTCTGCATATAGTGGCATTCCTTTTATCGTAAACCTCTTCAATCCTTGCGTTTACCATTCCGCCATGTCGCAGTGTTTCCCGACCAGCACGTGGACGGGACTGTTTATATTAAAAAGCTATCATGAATTATTCACCCTTACAGGCTTTGTTCCCCTGAACCAATTCGATTGGCAACATCACGTTATTATCAGGGGATTTTCTTAATTTTGTGTCGCCAAACTAAAAATTAAGAAATATGGATTTATCAGAATTAATCAAATGCTACAATATGGAGCATAAGTCTTTGTTTACCGCTTTTGCGGTATCGTTCCCCGCCTTATTTACTGTCTTGTATCTGTACATACCTGAGTTTGCCAACTTGGAGTTTTATGAGCAGGTTGTTTTCTCGGCCACTGCATCTATCTTTTGCGTGTATATATCGTACCTTTTTACCGTTATTGTATATAGAGCGGGAAGGGAGCGGTACAGAAGAGGACATTTACCTTTGCTTATCTGCACCCTTGCCGCTTCCTTTTGGCTAATTGTCTTTCCTGACAATTATAGTCTTGGGTATAGATATGTGATATACGTTTTTTCCGATGTGTACATCTATTTCTATGGAATCCTTGCACTCGGCGCTTCGGTTATCGGTATCTTTAGGCTTTTTCCCCATCGAACCAAAAATCTCAAGGAACGAATAGAAAAGACTGAGACCAAAGAAAACGATGACAAGTAGCGCTCCGGAAGATAATATATTCTCCATTGTCGTTATAATTTAATTCGTTCCCGTGAGCGTTCCGATGGTTGCCTTACTACTCTCAAACATCTATTGAGAGCCACGGGAATTCTCTATTTTAATTCTTGAATTTGTTTCATTATATTAGATACCTCATCTGCATTTACATAACCAATTACATCATCTGTAATTGAGGTATCATAACAAATAGCACCATCTTTAAGGACAGCAACCTCATAAGTATCTATACCGTTAGAATAGAACATATCTCCTTTTACAACACTTATTCCATAGCCATTATCAAACCGCATTACAGCGTGTTTTGCCTCCATGTATTCCTCACGAAGCGGAGAAGGAAGATGACGTGCCTCCTTGCTAAGAGCATGTGGATTAAATACCAAATCCGTAAATGTTTTTACCTTTCTCATATCATTATTCATTAAGCATTGCTCCCTTCAACGCAACAATACGTGTTTAGCTTTCAGCGTGCCCGAATTTGACGGGAAGGGAGTATATAATAGTACCAGCGATAATGACGCCCAAACATCATACTTTAACGGTCAACGGACGATTTTCCGCGCTGATACATAGACTACTATTGTAGTATGTTCATTAACTTAATCACGCTGCTGCCTTATGCTCGTATTCACCTCTCAATGAACAGTCTTCGCAATCGGTTGCTTGCACGCTATACATCGCCTCAGCTATGTGTATATATAGATATACTGCTTATCAGCGCAGGCTAATTTTACGTGCCCTGAACACGACTTCATTTTTGAGGGTTAAGTCTCCCATCCCGAATGTTTGGCTCATCGGTTTCGCCTATAATGCTCCCTCTGCACGACTCGAACGTGCGACCTTCGCTAACCGGAAATTACCGGATACTAAACCTTCGAACAAGTAACCATAGCGATGCTCTGCCTGGCTGAGCTAAGAGGAAGGAGCGTTGTTCACACAACGCGGTTTTAATAGTCAAGACTGTCGTAATACTGCTTGTTGTTCATATATTCAGATACTACCGCCGACCGTGAGCTGTCGTTTATCTGGCTTCTGATGAAGTCATACTTATCGAAACTCATGCCGGATAATACATCATCGTTGTATTCTACACGGCTGCTGTATATACATCCCGCCATGATTGCTATTATTAGAGCAATCCGAAGAGCAAGCCGAGAGGCTCTGTTTAAATCGTAGGGTTTCATCTTTCCAAATATTTAATCAATTCCGATTTCTTAAATCGAAGAAGTCTGCCGTTCTTTGTATGAGGAATATTAGATATATTGTTATATAAAGTACCAACACTGCACCCAAGAATATTAGCAGCCTCTCCTACCCCAACCCATTCATCCGAACATTCAATCACTGTTTCCTCTACAATCCTTTTCACATCCTTGCGCATAAGTTTGTACAGTTCTTCTGCTAATATTCTTGCTTCTGTGCGAGTCATAACTTTTTAACGGCTGTAATTGTAATTTCCCATGTTTTCGTATTAATAGACACCTTATATCTCTCTACATCCGGTCTTGGGTCTGCTAAAGCGGCTCTATAAGCAACAGCTCTCGCTGAATCGCAAGCTCTGTAATCACTTAGACGTACAGTAAGCGAAGTCCCTGGTTTAATCTTCAAAATATCTTCTCTTGTTATTTTCATATTATCTATTATATAAATTTTCTCACTTTATTTGTTTTTTCATAGAAAATAGCTATATTCGCCGACATAAAAACAAATACAAGCGGCTTTTATGGTTGCTTCTATTTTTTATGTCTTGTTGTTGTCGTTCTTTCGTTCTAACAACGACGCAAAGATACAGTAAAATACTGTATTAACAATACCAATGCAGTAAATAAATGTATGTTATAAAACATGTTTTGCGTATATATTTGATTATTAAATAGATATAGAAAAGCTTCTGAAATTTAAAAACTTCATATTAGAGCTTGCTGATGAGAAACAAATGATTGATTGTTCTCTTATTGGTAAGGAAGGTTTTCAGTATTGGAAATATGTCTTTGATGTAGTTGAATCAGATGGATATGTAACTGATAGATATAATGTATGTGGAGCTATAAGCCCGGAACTAACAGAAAAAGGAAGAATATTCTTTGACTTAGGAGGATATAGCGGAGAAAAAAAGAGAGAAACAAAAGAAAAAGCTATTGATATGGTAAAATCAATAGCCATAGAAACATTAAAGGATGTGGTCAAGCATTTTGCTGTCAGAGGAATACTCGGTAATCAAATGACTATGTAATTTGCACCATTCGCTCTTAGACAAATCAAACCGCTTATCAAGTTCTGATTGTAAAAAGCGACCAAACTCTGCTGCCCTTCTTCTTAGGTCAAGCCATTCTCTCTCATACTGAAGATAGCATTCATCTTTAATAGGTGTGCCGTCTGCTTTGAATTGAATTTTTTTATTAATCATAATTCGTTCTTTGAAATGTTGTACAATCGGTTAATTGATAATATAATTTTATGGATAAAAATTTGATTTTGATGTGCAAATCTGCTACCGAATACATTATTAGGAACAAAAGCATTTCCCAAAAGAAGTGCGAAGAATTATTTGGTAGTAGTGGTACAGTAGTTTTTGAGAAGCTAAAAAGTTTAGGAGCAGGCAAAAATATTGGATATGGAGATTTGCAAGTCACCCAAGAAGCCAAACGGCTTATTGATACTAAACACTTTGACAACCTAATAGAACAGATTGAGAGAGATGAATATGATAGGAACTTGTCAAATAAAAGCAAGAAAGCCACCATAAAATCCGTTCGTATAGCAAAAATAGCTTTGATTTTGTCTATATTTTCGATGACCGGGTGCCCGCAAATGTTTTTTAAATGGCTATGGTCTATCATTCTTAAATCCGTTTATTAGCTTATTTGCAAACTCATGAATAAAGTCTTTTGTATTTAAGAGATTTTTTTTGAACTCATCGTGAAAAACTTTTTCCCCGTTTAAAAATATATCTCTTGAATACAAATCAGAATCTTCATCTACTGACATTATAATTTCAATCTTTGTTATTTTCTTCATAATATGTAGTTATTATTTAATCAAGTAATTATTATACTTTATGTTAACTTACAAATTACCAGGTTTGAAGGAAACGTTGATTTTTGAGTGAATCATCCCCTTACCCGTAGAGAGCGTTTTTTCTCTCTAACGGTTCAGGGATAATTCGATGGCAAATTACCAGTATAAGTTAGGTATCGACCCCATCGGCTCTGAATTGGGTGCTTCCAATCTCGGCTTTCAGCTTTTACAGAGTTGGTTATCTCGTAACCTGCACCTGTGCGCACCAGTCTGCTTATTTCAATCGACTGCCTTCTTTCGTGCATCCCCTCACGGGCTTTCACCGTGAAGCTTCGGAAGGTTGTTTTAAATCTGTTATTGGTCGAACGTATTTTCCCCGATAGCCCTCCGCAGTAGCTCGTAAAGCGGAAACAATAACCGATTGTACTTTATAAAATAAAAAATCCGTTGCTAAAGTAGAGAGGCAACGGATTTCCATATAGAAAAGCCCACGTTAGGGCGATTGTTTAATCATGTGTCTGTTGCCTCTCTACTTGCAACGGGTGCAAAGATACAGTATTTTACTGTATCTCCAAATAAATACAGTATTATTATGATGAACAGTAGGGAAATATTAGAGTTTATCACTGATAATGAGAAAGTGACCCTTTCTAAGTTATCTCAGTTGATGGGGATTAAGAGGGCGCAGCCATTGTATGATATTCGTGATGGGAAAATAAAAGCCATAAGTGCTAATTATGCGGATAAAATATTATCAGTATTTCCTGAATATAGCCGGGTGTGGCTTATTACAGGAGAAGGACAACCTTTTTCTAAAAATGAGAACGAAGAAAATATTGGTGAAAGTATCATCATGGCTGCAAGTGAACGCTTTTTAGAGGTTATGGAGTGCTTAAAGATTAGTCCATATTTGCTTGAAAAAGATTGTGGCGTGAAAAATGCACAAGCTAAAATATCCCATTACAAAAAAGGGGTTACTAAGGCTATATCTGGTGATATAATAGTTCAGCTTTGCGAAGCATACCCCCAAGTCAACGCCAACTACATCCTCACTGGCAAAGGACCTATGTTCATAGAAGATGAAGATAGCGGTTCGAGTCAGCAGGACACAGATTCCGTGTCTCTCTCTTACGATGAGCTGTCAAGGCTGTATGAAACAACCGTTTCAAGATATGAAAGGCTTTTTGGTAAACTGAAAAAACAGTTTAACGAGCTTGAACAGACTATTGCGAAAGCAAGAGACGAACTTGAACAAGCGCTTTTAGACGTAAAAAATGTATTGGAAGAAAAAAAGACAGCTTAAGAACAACCCCTATTTTGTAGGGGCGGTTCTTACTTATTTTTAAAATCCGGTAACTTTTGAATGTAATATATTCATTTTATAAACCGGATGTTTATGGTACAGTTCAGATTTATGCGTTTCAAAGTCTTTTTCCAATACGGAAATTCTTTCGTGGGCCAATTCAAGGTCCTCGGATAGTCGTAGTAATTGTTGCGTAAGAATTTTAATTTGCTTCATCATACAGAGCGCAGAAAGGTTAACTTCTTCCATGATATTACTTTGTTTATTAAAAATGATAGTTTGTATAACATATAACATCATTGTTCAATAAATGTTTTGAATATTCATATGTTATTAAGCATGTTTTTGTGAAATAAAATTATTACTAAATATTTAATGAAAAAAAATACAGAACAAAACGAAAGGGCGATAGACAGGCTAAAGGCATTTGCTCACTATGCAAGGTATGAACTGAAAATTGTAAAAGGATATAGCTCCTTTGAAGTATACTGTAATATAGGAAATGGATATATCAGTAATTCGGATAAAAGTGGAAAAGGCAGAGGAACGATAGGAAGTGATATAATATCCCGGATTTCCGAAGCATTCCCTATGCTTAATGTTAAGTGGCTATGTTCTGGGAAAGGCAATATGATAGATGATGCCTGGAAATACGAAGAACAGATTAGCAAAATAAAAAAGATACTATTGTGATACCATGCAGTAATAAACCTATATAACAATGTGATAATCAAATAAATAAGTTTTATAACACAATCCCAGGCGGATTAGAACCTTTTCCTATGACCCTAACAAATATTTGAAAATCACGCATTTACATTATCTTCTTCCCCTGTAGCGTTTTATCCAAGGCTATTAATAATCAATATATTACATTCCATTCAGAACCATAATCTATGTCTTATCCATGTCCTATGCACCCATTTGTGATATGGACACAATTAATATTTATTTCTTATGAGACATAGTTTTTCCATC